GGAGGTAGGATATTTTTATCTACCGTTAGTTGCTCGTAACCGAATAGAATATACATTTTTCCTGGCTTTAATTGAATGGATGAGAGTTTCATTACGATATCATATAATTAATAAATAATATGAAAATTATATATTAAAAACATGAAGTTAATTTCAAACTACGGGATTGGTCAGAAAATAATGGGGGGGTTGAATGCAGTCAATCTAGCTACAACTCCACTTTTTCTAGCTCCTCTATTTATAGCAGATGCAACTACCAGAGCGCAACAAAAACTAACTAAAAAGTTAGAGATGCGTCCAGATATCGCTAACGCTTTAGGTAAAAGTAGAGAGATGGTTAGTGGTACTACTACATCTAATGGGGTAATGACAGCAGCACCTTCAACTAACTTACTCCAACCACCTAACTTACAGCCTAACTCTTTACGAGCATAGGATTAGAATCTTTTCCCTGTTGATAGGCTAATTTCTGCAAATCTACGATTCTATTTACTAAGGCCATCTTTGCTAACTCATCAAAATTAAATGGGGATAATAATTGCTCTGTAGTTTCTAGAAATGTAGAATGAATATCCTTTAATTCTTCAAAATCTAATTTGGGAATTGAAAACATCCCAAAATCGTAAGGATATTGAATAGAGCTGGGTATGTATTTATAGGTAAATAAGGTTCCATTATCCGCCTCATAAATCTGCTCTCCCTCTAAATCAACTACACCTTCTAGTCTCCTAGCGTTAATTACAACGTTATACCCTTGACCCTGCCTAGAGTTAATGATAGTCATTACTATGACAGGTAGATGTAGATTTCCTACAATAGAAGGCTGTCCTCCATTTACAGTCTGAAATAGCATTAAATTATAGTCACTATTTTCTACCTGAGATTTCTTTAACTCAAGAATGTTATCAGCTAATTTATATAAATCTTCAAGAGTTTTCTGAGATTTTTTAGGCATAGCCTTATCTTGTTGGGATTTGATGAGATTTAGAAATATTTCCGAAAAGATGTTATTAGCGTCCATGATTTTAGTATATCTCCATTATTTTTCTGCTAAGTTATTTAGAATCTTTGCTTCAGCTTCAATCGGACATTTTTTAAGAATAGTCTGTCCAGCATCTAGCATAGCCCTTTCAATATAGTCACATAATTGTTCTCCTAATTCAAGTTCGGATTCCCCCACAATCTCATCATGAATATTCAATAGGATTTTCATTTTTTGGGATTGAGTTGGGCTATATCCATCAAGCCACATTCGCTCATATCCTAAAGCCATTGCATACTTTACCCAATCCCCGCATGTAGCTTGAATAGGCATATTAGATAAAGCAGGAACACCCGGATAGAAATGCCATTTTCTCCTACGCCTGAATGGAGCTAATGACCTAATTTCAGTAATGGATTTATCGTTTAATGACTCATGGTATTGTGCTAATCCCGGATATCCATGAAAGTAGCGTTTACGAGTGGTTTTTGATTCTGGAAGACTAAATATTTGACCATAATTCTGTCTTGCTTTTCTTCTGAATGTACCTGCTCCCATTGCATAGTTGAATCCTAGTCTTACAGCTTTATTCTTCTGTCTCAATTCTCCATATTTAGGATTTCCATCTGCCTTCATCTGCATCATAACCTCATAGGAAATCCCTGAAATCATAGCGGCTGTTGCTACGTAAGGGTCTAATCCATTAATGAATTCCTGAAGCATTGCCTCATCATCAGCCACTTCAGCAATAATTCTGATTTCAGCTTGAGATAAGTCACAGGAAACTAAAATATTTCCATCTTCAGGAACAAAACAACTTCTTACAGAGGGTTTACCTTTTTGTGGTCTAGGTATTTGCTGAAGGTTAGGATGAGAGCTACTCATTCTGCCTGTACTAACCATAGCCCTATAGCTGGTATGTAATCTACCAGTAATAGGATTAACTAGATTAGGTAGTGAGTAGATATAACTTGATAGTAGTTTTAATACTCCTCTAATATTACTTAATGGCTCTAAGATAGGAAAATCATTCCAATCTAAAAGCTTAATCGTATCAGCACCAGTACTCTGAATTAATCTAGGCTTTTCCTTATCCCCATCTAACCATTCAGGATTTAATACCTCTAACTCTTGTAATACCTTCAAGATATCTTGGTTAGAAGACATACTAATTCCTTGGTCATAGATATTATCAAATAGGTCATATCTGATATATCTATTGGGGATAAAGGATAGAAATGTATTAGTATACTCATCCCTGAGATTTTCGTAATAGGGTCTTAACTCTGCCAGTTTATCTAGGTCTACTTTTGCTCCATAGAATTCCATGCAAGCAATACAGAACATTACCCTATGCTCTAACTTACATACTTCCTCTAAATCTTCCTCAATTATTAATTTAGATAGAATTGGATGAAGTAATGTCTCTACCCAAGCATCTTTTGCAGCATAGATTAATTGCTCCTTACTTAACTCTGGAACTGACCAATCAGACTTCTGAAAGGTCTTATCTAACTCAATACCTAGATACCTCAGAGAAACGTCATCTAAAGCCTCTTCCACCCCCGACAAGCCACTTGTAATCAGAGATGAGGCTATGTATGTATCAAAGAGAGCGTAGCCTGTTAAATCGATTCCTATAGACCATAGGAATTTTATTTCAAATACCCAGTTATGACCTGCAATAATAAATAAAGGCTTTAGTTTTTCTAACAGGAGTTTCAAGAGAGCATTAAAGTCTTTAATCTTAAATGCATCTAGTACCCAAACCGTATCTCCGATACATAGCTGAGCTGTACGGATTTTTACACTATGGCAATCTAGACCTGTAGTTTCTAGGTCAAATCCAGCTACCTTAAGTAACGAATATTCTGGAATAGATTCAATTAAACTATGTACTTGCTCTCTATTGGTTAAGTATTTTAATTTCATTGATATAACCTATTTAAGATTTCTTCAACATATTTCTGCTCTTTTTCAATTAAAATAAAATCTAAGCCTAAATTTCTAGCTGCAATTCCAGTAGTACCGCTACCCGCAAAACAGTCTAGAACTAAATATCCTGGCTGGGTATGTGCTTTAAGAATCCTTTCAATTAACGCCACAGGCTTCTGAGTTGGATGAACTGGCTTCTCTGTTTTGGAGCTGAATGTAGGAGGGGTATAATGCCATACATTTCCAGTACCTGTCCACCTTACCCTATTACCCTCTTCATCTATGAACCAGCCTTTAGGTGTTCCATCCTTATTCCTATAAGGAGCAATTACTGGCCTTAATTTTTTCTGCTCGAAAAATATAGGTGTTTTAGTTTTAGAGAAATAGAGGATTTCTTCTTTAGAGCTTTTCCAGTTTATTGCAGAACTTCTACCCTTAATACGTTCCCATGTAATCCAATTTTGGAAATATGGGAATATCTCCTGTAACTGTATAACATAATTACTGACTAATCGCCAGTCTTGAAAGGTATAAAACGCACCTGTTGTTTTCAATACCCTATAACACTCCTTAAACCATAAATTACACCATTCCAAATATTCTTCTTTAGTTTTCCATTGCTTATCCCAAGCATGTCCAGTTAGAAAATAAGGAGGGTCAACACATATTACATCTATTGAATTGTCATCTATTGAAGTAATAATATCTAGTACATCTCCAGTAGCGATACATCCCATAGATTCATGGAATGGCAATAAACTAAACGGTAATAAACTAAATGGCATGGTATCTCCTACTTCATTAATCTCTAATTACTATGTAATCCCTAAAGTTATTCCATTTATCTCTTTCAGATGTCTTTAAGTTTTCTATGGCATTATAAAATATCCAGTTATAAAACTCAAGTATAGACAATAAATATAGGATATCTATCATTTATTTTTACCTGGTGTAGGTAAGTCCTTATTATCTGGATTCTTTGGACAATAAGCGGTATGGGAACTGATAGCCCACTCTGAAAACCATCCATTACAGAATGGACATTTTTGTTCTTTTCTAGTCATTTCGCTCTATCTCTAATAAATCTCTTACTTTGTCTAAATCTGTTTTAGAGTGTACTGTACCTCCAGAATTTAATTCGAGATACCATTCCAGAACCTCTCTCTTAGTTTTTAGGTTATTGATGTAGTATTGGATATATATACGCCGACTGGCTGAGAAAATATCCTCAATTTGGCTGTAGTAATATCCGCCAAATACAGGCAAAATATCAGTTAAGAAGTCAGTTATAGCCGTGATACGTTGCAACCCATCTACACAAACAAACTCACCCTCAAAGTCTCTCATCCATCCTGGATGGTTAAATAAAATAGGAGATGTCTTTCCTCTCTTAAAAATAAATTCAACAAAAGAAATTTTTTGAGCTTCAGTCCAGACATGCCCTCTCTGGAAGTCAGGACAAAGTTGCAGTCCATCTTGAATCTTAAATTTTTCCAGTGTTTCTAGTAGGTGATGCAATGGAAGGTCATAGCTATAGTTTCCAAAGTTTTTAAGTTCAGTGATTTCACTTATTCTCATGTTAGAAATATTACCGTTTATTGAATTTTACAATTAGATTCCGAACATCAGTTATCCTTTCAATTTCAGTAAAGCACCAGGTATTGATATAAGGATGAAAATAGATACAACATTCAGCAGGGTCAATAGCTGTAAATATATAGTAAGCGTCTATGAGCTGCTTAATGTCTTGTTCGGAAATGAAGGGATTATGAAAAGAAGCAGGAGCAACCCACGATAGAAAAGGAATATTTTCTTCTAGGTTCAGCTCTGGAGAGATTCCTTTATATTTATCTACATATGCAGCTACTAAGCAGCCATTTAGGAATTCAAATTTCGCTTCTTTAGCTAAAAGGGTAGACTGTAGTTGTTTAGGCATTTAAAAGATAACCTCATCAGTAGATTCAACAAACTCGGATGTGGTGGAAGTACTAGAAATTAAAGGATTAGGTAAAGATACGTAATGGGAGTCCACAGTAGCTTGCTTTTTAACAATACCCATACTAGGAGAAAGCAAACACTCCTTTATGACTTCTTCAAAGTTCTTTAATCTATATTCATTATTGTTAAGGCTAGGTGAAGAGTAGATTATCTCGTCTATGGTAAAGATATTACCATCAAAAACAACCTCATCTCCAACAGTATATTCATAAGATTTTACCAATGTCATTAACCTAAGTAATTCATCTGACATTAATAGTCTTTTAGCATTTACTTGACGTTCATCAGTCCAATCTTGGATTAAATCTCTAATATCTTGTTTAGATTGACACCTCATTAAATTATTGGCATCTAGGATAGTAGAGGAAAACCTATCCTTAAGTTTAGTTGGGTTAATAATCCAAAGGGAATCTTCTGGAAGAGTATATACAAACCGTTTTGAGACATACTTACCTATAATAATCTGACTAGCATCTAGGTAGGTCAAAGCATCCTTAAACCCCTCATCATCTACCTTACAGTTAATACCCTTAGCGAGTTCGTCTGAAGTAAAAGACTTATCTCTATTTGATTCTTGGGCAAGAAATCTGAGAATTTTGCTAGTGTATTCGCTTTTAGCTGGAGATTCTTCTGATAGTTTCTTTAACTGCCATAATCCTTGGTTGGTTTCTAGCTTATATTTAATTTTCAAATGGATACCTTGTCTTGGAAGAGTTTTCATGGTGATGACTCTGCCCTCGCTAGTATCCTCAGCTAATAGACCAATAATCCCATCACTTCCCCCACTAATAGAGGTATGTCCTGACAATCTATCGATAAGGGAAGTTTTGTCTACATTTCTACTTCCCAGTTTTGACATATGGTGAATGATAATTCCGCAGGTATTTGTATAGTTGAATACCCTTTGCAGTCTATAGACTGCCTTTCCGTATCCTCCTGTATTTTCGTCAGCTCCAGATTCTAGTTGAGACATACGTAGAGAATCGATAATTGTAACTTCTGCGTTATATTCTTGAATTGTTCTAATTAGCCAATCTATATCTGTATTAATATCGAATTTACGTTCGATTCTAATATTAGTACCAAAATTTACGGCTAAGCTGGCATCCTCATCAGCTAAATTTCCAAACCCAGTCATCATAAAGCGTTCAGCAATAGTATCCAGAGATTCTTCTAACTGAATATATAAGGTATTTACAGGTTTAGCAGGCATACCTAAAAAGTCATTGCTAACTGATAAAGCAAACATTAGGAAGTTTAGTAGGATAGTTTTACCTACTTTAGGTTCTGCTGCAAGGATATATAATCCCGAACGTCTAAGTAAGGTAGGTACAATCCATGAGCTACCTGGTACATAAGAAGCTAAAGCTTCCTTAAGAGTTAGAGACTGTTTGAAATCTACTTTAGGAGTAAGGAGTTCTTGAATATCGCTCAGGATATCAGACTTATTGAAGCCTAAAATCCTAGTCCATTTTTCTTCTAACTTATTTACATAGAATTTCTTTATTAGAGGTTTTAGGTTAGAGTCTTGAATTTCGTTTACTTTTTTAACGTACTCAATTAAGTCTTGCTGGTAATATTCAAGATATAAATCAATCTTTGTGTTGGAAAAGATATCAGGCAAATCAGTGGCAGTAATCATCTTAAAAACACATCCAAATAACGACTAAGATTTTCCGCTGAAATTAATTTTCTATCTACAGCATCATATAAATCAAATCCATCCTCGTTAGAAAATTCTGTGAAACTATCGGTTAAGTAATATCGTTTAGTACAAATATTATTTTTCCAACAGTGCTTTTCTAACTTAGAGACTTTATTGAATCCGATTACATCATTATCTGGAAGAAATAAAACATTTCTTATTCCAGATAGATACAGTTGCCTCATGACTCTTGGAAGGTAGATATCAGATAGGGAAGTAGGGAATGTGATAGCTGCTATTCCTAGCTTATGGGCTATATCAGCACATTTCTCCCCTTCTACGAACACTACTGTAGGCTGTAGATATTTAGCTAGATAGATAGGTAGAGAGGTGAAATCAGGAGTTCCTTTTATAAACTCCTGAGTAGTTTTATTGAAGTATTCTGGATAAATATACTTTTTAGTTTTCTCTGGGTTATCTAAATATACATCCAATCTTACTACTCTAAATTCACCATAATCATAATAGGTATATCTCTTATTCTCACCTTCTACTTTTATAGGCTCTATATATGGAACTGTGGATAATAACTCAGAACTAGTTCCAGTAAAGTATAGAGGTTCAACTATCTCTTCTAGAGAAATTAGTGGCTTATAGTAATCAAAACTTGTCCTCCTATTAAATGAATTCCTTATATATAAAAGTTGTCTGATGGGGTTTGGATTTTGCCTGTGACATTCATTTGTGTAACAAGCATAACTCCCATATTTACTACTTTTAGATATTTTTAATATTCCGTTACAAATAGGACATTTAGCGCTAATCCATGTACCTCTATCGGTGACATCTCCATATTCACCGAGTTTTTCTAGGCAATCAAGTATATTAAATGACATTTCATGTAAATCAATAAATTTCAGTAGGTAATTGATTACTTAGAGTATTAGTCTCCAGGTCAAAAAAGTAATCACACTTAACTATAAAATCTTTCCAAGAAATATCCAATTTGACTTCCTGATAGTAATCCAGTAACAGCTTATAATAATAAGCCCAATAAAATGCTATATTTTCGGAGGTGATATAGACTGTCTTGCATCTAGTTTTAGTGGCATAGACTAGTATGAAACCTCTGATATTAGCCCCATCAAGATTCATTGCTGTAACGTAAGCTGAACCTTGAAGTAGATTCTTTAGAATCATTTCGGCAGTATCCATTCTTGGGATATTTCCTCCCTTGGTCTTACCTCCTGTTTTATATTTGAACTTAGTTTTTAGGTCAACCAGATAATCCCCTTCAGGTAGCCAATAGAAGCCATCTCCTACTTTGAACGTGGAATGCGGCACATGAACTAATGAGTCATATCTACCCGCAAATCTTAATTTAGGTTTGTACTTACAGGAGAAAAAGATAGTTTCTTCTGAAGATAGAATCTGTACTCTACCGTAAAAAGCATTAATTGCTATCTGACTATACGGGGAATACTGTTCAAAACATGCGATATCTGGATTAGCGCTATAAGATTCAATTTCCGAATGGATTACCTTTCCATTATCAGCAGCAGCATCCCTAATTCTATCTGACTCAGCTTCCCCTACTCTTTCCTTCCATGCATTTATGATTTCCTTGTTTTCGTACAAAGAAAGGAGAGTGGTATTACTTATATAACGGATATCGCTATCATCAATATAAAACCTCTCCCCCGTTTCATTGTTCGTTTCTTCTGTTTTATACTTAATCACTTTTTAATTCTTTAGATGCTTTAGTGTAATATAAATCCCATAGATTTACGATATATTTTCGTTTATCTGAGGCATACTCAAGGCAATTATTAGTTCCCCCGGTACTGCCATTCCATAATACAACTAAAGTATCGCAGTTGTCTACTAGAATCTCATTTCGTTTCTGATTCCAAAAAGCTGCCTGTCCTCTTTCAGAAATTTCATCATCAGTTACAAAATTGACGTAATCAGCTTTATCTAGAATTTTGAAATATGACTGTCGTTGATTCCAGTTCCATCTTGAATCGAAATTCTTAAATGGGATTTGACAATGTAATGTACAATTCTCAAACAGAGCAGCTTCAGCTAGAGCTGTATCAAATCCCAAAGCCATGCCTGAATGGACTTCAGACGCATTAAGATATCGCAAAGTATATCTAAGTAGCTCTACTAAATTAGTTAGATTTGTATCGTAATACTCCCATTTACCTACTAATTTTTCTGGTCTATGTCCTGTTCCTGAAATCTTCATTTTTTTGACTTCCCTTCAAAATTGATACAAGCGAATTTGAATTTAGTGTAGAGTAGCTTAGCCCCATAAAACGGCTGAAAATGAATCACTTTTTCTAACTCGGTACGTTCATCTAAAGTAGATTCAATGAAGGTGCCGTTATTAACTCTATTGCATTTACCCCAATCACCATATAACTCCATTGAGGTTTGCCTTCCTGCATCTGATAGTACTTCCCAATGTTTACAGCTTCTACACTGTAAGGTTAATATATTCGATGTATTTAGTGGAGGTTCAAGTAGTGCCATAGAAGTTAGTACCTCATATATTCGTTAAACTTGAATTTGCCATTATCGAACGTAATGTACTCAGAAGTGCTAGATAACATCCATGCATCTTTACTATAGTCAGGGAAGAATCTATCTGTAGATACTGGTTCATCAAACTCTATCTCTGTCAGATAAAGCTTATTGGCAATAGGTAAGAATTGGTGGTAAATAGACGAACCACCACAGATAAACACTTCATGTAGATTAAATAGACTATGGGAAATAGGTGCTATTAGAGTTTTGAAATTAGTTTCAATATACTCAATAGTTCCATGTGGATTGGACTTTAAAAACACTAGATTTGGATTATCGCTATCTGTTGGAGTATCAGTAAGGACAATATTTACTCGATGGTCTAATGGAGCTGCTTTACAGTCAAGGGTAAAAGTTTTATTACCCATAACTACAATATGCTGACTAGTCTTAGTCCTGAAATGTTGCGTATCTAGGGGAATTGTCCACGGTAAACGACCATTACATCCAATTCCGTTATTAGATTTATCTACTGCTGCAATTAGTGAAATAAACATCTCTACCTTTTATACTTTAATGAAAGAACAATCTCATCTAATACCTGAACCTCCATATTAGGAGCTAAGATATACATCTCCTGTTTTTCTAGTGTTTCACAAGAGATAAATCCAGCTAGCTGTAGAGCAGTAATAATGTCAGATACTGTTAATTTAATGTCAGCGGTAACTTTCATTCTAGTATCCTCCTACTGTAGTAATGTCACCTTTAATAGGCTTATGGGACTCATAGTTTTCTAGCAGAAAATCTTCATAGACAAAATCTTCCATACGTTTCTGTCCTCTATCTACAATTGAGAAATTCGCTAATGGCAGAGGTTTACGGATAATTTGCTCTCTAGCTTGCTCGAAGTGATTAGAATAGATATGAGCATCGTCGATATTGACTACTAAATCACCTACAGGATATCCAGTTAGAAAAGCATACATATGGGTCAGTAAGGCGTACTGAGCAACGTTAAAGGGATTACCCAAGAACATATCATTAGAGCGGATTGATACTCTCAGATTGAGCTTCCCACCACTGATATTAACTAGATGGTCTGTATGGCAAGCAACGATAACTACAGACTCTCTACCACACTCTTCAGCCATCTGGTAAGCCTCTGTAGGATTCCAGCATGTAACATAATAGCTCTTACGTTCAGGACGTTTAGGTAGTTGAGTTACTACCCAATTCATTTGGTTTAGGGTTTTTCCAGTATATTCAAACCCAGAACAATCTTTAGATAATTCCAACTTATTATATTTCCAACTAGTAAAGTTAGTGTAGTGAAGTGGAATACTAAAATCAGTTCCAGTACTAGTTAGAAAATTAATAAACTCCTCTTGGGTATCCGTAGAGTACCCTTTAGTTTCAGCTTCATAGTCATAGGCATCTTTTTCACGTTCAGTTAATCCCTGAAAGTATTTCCATGCCCACTCATCCCAGATATGTACATTTTTCTGAAGTAGTGGTGTAATATTTCCTCCATCTTTGATAAACCACAGCATCTCCTCAAATGCCCCCCGATAGAAAACCTTCTTAGTGGTATAGATTGGGAATCCTTCACTTAGAGGAAATCTCATTTGATATCCAAATTTAGATTTAATTTTCCTATCTGACATCTCATTTTTTGTAGAGCTATCAAACAGAGCTTTTTCATCTCCATGTGACAGGATTTCATAAAGTGCTCGGAGATATTGAAATTCTGGGTGAGTATGGTCTTGATAGTAATTACTATCTAGTACATATCCAGCATTAACCAGTTCAAATTCTTCATCAGTCAGTCTAGGAGTCATAATTTTATCCTTAATAGGTAGTAGTTTCATTCAATTACACAGAGAGTAGATGAGCGTACTCATTAAAGTCAGCAAAAGTGAGTGATGTACCGTAAAATTTCTCCCAATCTTTGTTATATACTTGAAACATTTCATCCATATGGGATGTTGGAATTTCCTTAGCTTCGATGATTTGAAGTAGATAACGTAGAGTATCTAGGTCTGCTGAATAATCTTCCTTCTCTTCAGTCATAAGCTCAACTTCAAGAATGGTTCCATATCCAGCATTTACATCCACACATACTGTAATATCTTCTGGAAGCCATTTATAGGTAACTCGCTTACGACTCCACTTAGATAGATATTCGAGCTTTAAGGAACTAATTAGATAATTATCTAGCTTATCAAGTACTCTACCAATCTCAAACTCAAGTTCAACTCTAGCTGTTCCATTTTCAGAAGATGTATCATTCTTAGTAGCTTTCAGAACGAAAGTAGAAGAGTGAGGGTAGGTATAGAAGGAACTATACCGAGTACGAATAGATTGTTTTGCTTGAGAGAAATTCTGAATGAAGTTCAGTAGATTTTCATGCTTTTCGTTAGTCCAATCAATATCGTACTCACTTAGGGAAGTAAGTTGAGCTGGAGATAGAGAACCACTGAAATAATGATTTAGTTGAGTTTCAGTAGATACCAACTTAAAATCTTCAGAATAATCAATGATACTTTGGGTATGCTGACCGGGAAATGCCTTTAGTTCGAGTTCGATAGTCATTTTAGGTATTGATGAAGGTAAAGGATAAAGAATTCCCCGAAAGATATTGAGATTTTCTAACGGGGATTGAATGCTAACTATGAAAGGTTAGAACGGTACTTCAGCGTCAGGGTCTACTTCAAATGCCGCTGTTTGATTGGGTTTTTGTGCTTTAGAGGCTTTTGGTTTTGCTGTAGTAGGTGCTGTTTCATCTACTTCTGCTCCAGCTTGAGCTTTAATGTGAACCTCCTCAACAGATACATCTCTAAGTTGGAGTGTTGATTTAGCATCTCCATCTTTATTTACATAGTTATTAGGTACAGACATTTTTCCATCTACAGTAATAGTGCAACCTACAGATATAACATCTACCATTGCAGCAGCATAGTTACCCCAGAGAGGGAATTTAACTAAGAATGATGGAGCATATTGGTCGCCATCCTTCTTTTTTTCGCCGCTATATACAGAAATAGTCACATCTAGAAGAGGCTTTTCTGCTACAGTTTTGAACTCACAAGAAATAACTTTGCCTGAAAATACTACTCGATTAACACTCATAATTTTGTCCTTTTATTTTTGATTTACTTTTTGTCGGATGTAGCTGACTTTGGAGAACTAAATAATTCTACCAGCTTTGGATAGGCTTCCACAGTGATGAATTGTCTTGAGGCAAACCCTCTACTTTTAACTTGTTCTGCCATCTCTGGTAGAGTATATCCAGCAGTAGTAGCTAGTTCAGTCAGTTCATCTATCTGGTCTTGACTGATTGTAGGAGCTTTACCTTTTGTATTTCCTACTAGAGGAGTTCTACCATCCTTACCAGTTTGAGCATCAGTGTCTTCATCTGCCACTACGCTTAGAATTGCACAGACAGAATATCGTCTAGCGTATGTTATGGCGATACCCATTTTCTGGGCGTCTTGTATATTAGGTAGAGGATGCTTAGACTCTAAACATTCCCCTGATGTATGCCATAGCTGAGTATTTAATACCAGTACATCATCCTCATTTCTCTCTAATAGTTGAACTAAAACCAAACCATGAGCAAATAAAGCTGGACTTACTGATGCTAGAACTGAATCTAGAGTGGCATATTTAGATTTATGGAATGGGTTTGCTTTGTCCTTTACTATCGGTTCAAAGTATTTGGATGCCTCTACTAAGGCTTTAATTAGGTTCTGCATATCTTACCTCGTAGGGTTTTACTTCTTGCACAATGGGAAACTGTCCTACTACTTGAAATCTAAATAAATTAATTTCCTCCATCTCTATATCTAGTTCTAAATCATTTCTAAAATCTGCTATTGCGTTAAACAGTAGAGTATCTTTTACATAGATAATACAATCCATAAAACTTCTAGCATCATAGAATGTAACTGGAAAAAGTACTACGTTATCTCGAAGATAAGTAACTCCAGATTTACCCTCTACATAATCTAAAGCATAATCAATAACTAACTCATGAGTTGCATTAACCATATCAAATAACTCCCATAACTAACCAACACATTAACAATGAAACCAGTGCCAACATAGACCAACCGACCCTCAAAGTTGTTTTTTCAAATGTAGATATGTCCAAAACATTTACTCCTCAAAAGTACCCTGTGATGTATCTTCAATCTTACCTTGATATTGAGTAGATTGCAAGTATAAAGTTAAACAAACATCTGGTTTATTTCCCCTAAATTTAATTAATAACTTATTGGATAGGACATATACTGATTCCAAGTTAGATACATCACTAAACAATTCTGTAAATAAGGAAAGAGGTAGTTTAGTATCTTTTGTCAGGGTACATAAAGAAGTTGGAGTATATCCTTTATCCTTAAAGATATTTAATGCCCTAGATACTTTTTCCTCAGTAAACTCTACAGATGTCCCTAGTTTTTCTATCGTAGTCTTTATTTCCAAATACTTAGCTAAATCTACATCTTTTTTAGCATTTACATAAACACATTTGAAATCTACTAGAGTTTTATCTGATAGTTTCAATGTAGCCATAAACTCTAATATAGCTACAGGAGAAGTATATAGTTCTGAGATTACATCATAGATATAAATATCCATGAAGTTCTGAGATAACTTCAGCTTACTATAACAATCATATATTAACTTGCAGTGGGAAACCGTTAGAAAAATCTTAGATAATCCATCGAAATTCTTAAAATAAAATTGTACTGGAATAGTTGATGTACCTACTATACCCGTTGATAGATGAATACTATCTAGTACTTTCCTATAGTCTAAGAATTCTAGTAATTGATTCCAATAGTCATAGGTGAATGTATGTGCTAATTCTCTATTTGACTCAACTACTGTTGAATATGTAACTACAGTTTCACTCTCATCAGAAAAAGTATATCTTAATTCATTATCAAAATATACATTTATCTGTTCATTTTCTAACGAGAAGGTTAAATCACCACTTAATTTTTTAAGGGGATAAGTTTTAAGAAACTCAATTAATTCTGGACTTAACTTAATCCCTACATCTACTAGCTGAAATTGATTTTCAGGAATGGTTATATATAAAAAGCTAGTATTATCTTCTGTAATTATTAAAGAGTATTGATTAGATTGGATATAGAGATAGTAAGTATAGGAAGATATCCCAGTAAAGTTACGGCAAAGTCTAGCCAGAGTTTCTGCATTAATAGAATACTGTTCCATATTACTATCCCCTATAAACCATTAACCTAAGTCTAGCAAATCAGTATAGTCTTGACTAACTTGATTATTGAAAATTTCTTGACTAGTTATATATACTTCTCTTCCATTACAATCTCTAGGATATGGGATTCTAGACTCAATAATCTTGAATATTAATTCTGATTTTAGAACCAATCTAGTGTAATCATATTTATCTTCCTCTTCATCCCAATAATTCTCCGTATATTCGCTTTCCCTTACAAATGCTACTTTACGAATAATACCTTCTACTGCTGTATATCGTATATCTCCAGGTAGTAAATCATGTTCTATTTTCTCAGACTCTAATCTACCAGTAAGATATAGTAAGTGGTTTTCTGCTTGTATTTTATTATAAAAAGTTCTGTCACCAACTTGATAGCTAATAAGTTCAGTAATTTCTAACATTGTTTTTATATAAATCTAAACTAAGATGCTTGGTTTCTATAGCAGGTCATTCTTCCGTAGGTTCTTAGTCTATGGCAATTAGCACAAACTATTTCACATTTATTTATCTCCTCTAAAAGCCTATCCCAGCTATATCCCCCACTAATAAATCTAGCTACTGCTTTAGTTTTTGTTTGAGGGTCTAGATGGTCAAACTCAAGTAATCTAATATCACTGATACCACAATCTGTACAACATTTATCTGATAAAAATGTATAGAGTTTTTCTTTTTTTGCCTTATTTCTTCTCTTCTCCCCTGAATATTGACTAGTTCTATCTCTAATTCTTTTTGGTTTACATTCTGATTCTTCCATAGACAGTTAAATATAAATTAAAAGTGGGGGAAGAGAGATTTGAACTCTCAAGCTATTAAGCGTCAGATTTTCTTACTACATTAATTTTCATTAACCAGTTTCCTGTTGTAGTCTGGACTATATCTTCACCTTCTATTTCTAGTTAAGGTGTCCTGAGCGTAGTCTCTGAACCTTTCTCTTGGGAATCTATTCCTTTAGAGACTCGGCTGCTGATTGACCAATCTCCCATAGTTTTATAACTTTCGCACCAGTCATTTCTAACCATGCTGTAGTCATGGGAGCTATAAGGTTATCCCAGCAATTTCCAGGATTCTCATTTATAGATTTCTCTATAATGACTCTTTGTGTATCTAGGTATCTGTGTAATTTAGAGTGTGTACTTCTTGTTAAAATAATTAGATTTTCTATGCGATTATCTAAATTCTTACAGTTAATGTGATGTACTACCTCATTAGTTTTGAGTTTTCTATCAATACACTGCTCAGCAACTTTACGATGTAAGTGAAAGTATTTTTTATCTCCATAATAAAGGTAAGTATTTGTTACATCATTACCTTTATTTTTTAGAAGTCTACACTCTTCACAAAGAACAGGCTTATTTCTGAAAGATTGATACTGCTTACTACAAGCTAGACAAACAACATCATACTTTTTTCTTTTTCCTGCTCTGTTTTTATCGTTTTGATAGTTTCGCACTCTTTCTAAATTACAAGATTTACATATCTTTCTACCTTTATCCCTAGATTGACCACATTTACTACAAATTAAATCCATGTTCCTACAAGTGTAAAACACCTATAGTATAACTTAATTTATATTAAAGAAGCAAGTCTGATGTGTATACCATTCCACCATTCCCCCAAGGAAAGAGGATAAATATTATCTACCCTCTTATTGATGTTTATAAAGGATGCCAATCAACGAACGACTAGCATTCTCTTACTATAGGTCATTCCATGTTTAGAGTCAAGATATTAATTAAAATCAATATACTTCACGTTCATCTTCATCCTCTTCATAGTTTTCCTCATAATCATCTGGATGGTTATCTATAGTCTCTTGATAAATAGTGATAGCCAGCTCAATTAAAGAACTCCTAGCCCTTTTTTCAGACTCTGATAGGTTAGTATCATAAAGATGCTCATAACAGTCATCTAAGTCTCGTAGAGTGTTAGTGAACCTACAATAAGACATATTAGACATAATCTATTTTCTCCTATCTTTGAGGTATTCTAAAAGGCTTGAAGCTACGTAAAGGATGCAACAGAATAAAATAAATAAATTTACATATAATCCTACTTGTATATTCATTAAATTAATTTATCCAAAGAATCATATAGATAATTCAACTCGAAGTTATTGAAAAGCAATACATCTGCCATAGACTTAACTATTGGTAAATGACTTTCACTTCTATGAATTTGGGGATTAGCCTCATAGAATATGTCTTCTGCCTTATCGTTTTGTATATAGACTAGAGTTGAGTCGCTGAAACTTTTAATCCATTCTGCATCTGATTGTTTTCTAACGTCTGATACTACAATAATATAGTTATCTGGTATAGATAGTATTTCAATATCTAGATAGCTACTCCAAACTCCTTCTCCAAATAAATCCCTATATCCTTCACCTACACCTTTCATCAAGTCTCTAATTGTAATGACTTTACCATCTACAACTATCCCTACTGCCTCTTCTTTCCATTTTCTATTATTAAAAAGCTGTCTATGAGATAAGTCTTCTTTATATTCACCTACCATAGTAGCTACAATATCTTGGATAGGATGAGAAAATTTAAGATGTTTTACGTTGTAATGGTTGGCGTAGATATATTCACAGCATGTATCTTTGCCTGAACCAATCGCCCCAGAAAAACCAATTACTTTCATTTAATTATTATCTACAGTAGGTGGAATAACATCATCAAATATATATAAGTCTGGATTGAAACTTCCTAATCCCTGATAAGTTTTGATAGGAGTATGTGACCAAACATCGAACCTCCAGGGCGCTCTTTTAGATTTAGATTCCTGTTTAGTTTTAGCTACATAACGTTCAAATTCAGCAAATACAAAGTCAGGGGTAAAATCTACACTTTCCATAATTTTCTAACTGGCTATTACTCTTCTTTAAGAATAGAGAACATGAACTTATATCCGTACTTTTCACATAAATCCATCATTAGCTGTAATGTAGGAGATTTTCTACCGCTGATATAATCACATAATTCATTAATATCTAAATTATTCTCAGCGCAGAAATCAGTGATATCTAAATGATTCTCAGTGCATAAATCAATCTTTCCTAATTTAGATTTTGCGATAAGAGTTAAAAGAATTTTTGATAATGTAAATTCTTGAGATAGTTTTAAGTATTCCTCAGCCACTTCTGCATCTTCCAGCAATTTTTTACGTAAGGTATCCATAATTAATAGTTAGGTTCATCCGTAACTGTAAATGTTACTAGGCAGTATCCCTCAATTACTCCTTTAGAGTCAGAAGAGGTAATGATACCTGACACAGTAGTATAGATAATATCACCAAATACTTCTTGATTAAATTCAGATAGGAGTAAAGTTTCACCTATTTGAAAATCAGCTTCCTGAGTAGTTAGAGATATATAGTTAACATAGCCTTTAGTGATTTTGGAAAATACTTCTGAATTAACAACAATTAACTTAGCCATGTTTTCTACTAGATGTTATTGGTCAAATGTGCCTTAGTGGAATCGAACCACTCTGAAGACGAATTATGAGTTCGTTGCCTCCCCAATCGGCCAAAAGCACAGGAAAAGTAAATCAAGTTTTATCTTAATTTACTTATAGTTCAACTTAGCCATTACCCGTCAGATATCTCTATCTGTTACCTATGTTAAATAAAATCATTAAGGATGTCAACCTATAATCATATATTTAATATATCTTTACTATTACTAGAAAAGAAAATACCTATTAAATCTAATAGGTATCAGGGAGAGAGAGTCAGAGGGAAACTTGAAATTATGCGAAAAACACTAGGGTATCTACCAGAGCTACTTTAGCTTGTACTGTGCCTTTTTGGACTACAGCATTTGAATCGTTAGGGTTGGTAGCATACTGTTCTTCAACACCGATAGTGTAATAGCTATCCACTTCTGGGACAATATTCAGAAGTAGATGTAAGGTATTAGGTTTTAGGTTAGGGTACTCTAAACAGGTAGATACATGAGTACCAGAATTATAAGCAGTAACCTTATAGATTCCAACTGTGGAAAATCTAACTGGTTCTTTTTGAAGTTGAGCTTTAGTTGCGGGCATAGGTATATAGTTAATATGATATAAATTTTTCTATAACTAAATTATATCAAATTTATATACCTAGTATTTATCTTTCCAAAAAATAAATCCCAGTTAGAAAAACACAGCCATTTCCCATCAGAAAAGGAGTCATATCTACTTCCTTGAAAGTGTGAATACCTGAGAAATGAACAGTTAATATACAAATTGGTGCTAATACTGCACTACAGCCAAAAAGCTCTTTGAGTAGGCTCATAGTACTGACTCAATTATATGGCTATATTTTTCCAAACAATCGATATATCCCCAACAGTAGATAAGAATTTTGGTATGTTCTGTTGTAAGGTTTGGACATATTTCGTCTAATACCCATGTCATAAAGTCATCATGGTTACTATATAGGAAGTAATCATTAGCGTCTAATTGTAACTCCAATACCCATGACAGATTATCTAGTCTATTTTCAAATATAGTTACTGGGATATCGATACTAGGAAAGTCGGGCAAGTTAAAAAAGTCTGACATAGTTACCTCTTTAATACAGAAATGATTTAGATTTAGATTTGACTATTGAAAGTGGAACTAGAAAACCTTTAGCTACGTAATGTTCATTTATTACTTCCTTCTCTGGATAGTCTATATACTCTATGTCTAGTAACTTATTGGCAGGGAAAATGCATATTAGAGAGATATCTGGTATAACCCAACAAATAGTAACAGTACTCTCTGAACCATATTTTTGAGTCCATCCAGGTTTACCATCTACCTCTACTTCCCAGAAAATATTTTTAGTAAATCCCGCTAGAAAATCTGTTTTAACTTCAATGTTACTGACTATACCCTGTTTAGATACTCTGAAATCATATCCTTTCCTATACTGTTCATCTATAGATAGGAGAGGGGATACTTCAAATCCTTTAGATATAAAGAACTCTCTAGCAATTTCCTCTCCAAGCACTCCTCTTGATTTTGATTTTTCAAAAATGTGCATCTATTTCATCGGTTACGATAGGTATGGCTGTTGGATATGCAGTCATAAATTCTATAACTCTACTTGTATCATTAACTGGATAAGGGCAGATATGGTAATGCTTTTCTGTAATAAGGTTAGAAGTGTAATATGGGATTTTTTTGTACTTTACGTCTAACCATGTCCAGTTCAAATCATATCTTAAATAGTTAAATAAAGGATATTCAAGTAGAGTTTCTTTTAATTTATCCCATAAACTATCAGCTACAGAATGATAGTAAGTGTGGGTATCTTCTTTTTCTCTAATTACTTCCTTATCCCCTAAAGCTACTCTATGAATTGCTTCAATAATATGACGGTCAAATGTATAGTCATATTCTACAGTTACGTTGTCAGGATTAAGACGTTCAATAGGAATATCTTGCTGCTTTACTAATATAATTATAGGAAGGGAAACTCTTTTAATGCTCATAAAGTTAATTTAATATTCAAACTGTACAGGAACGAATACTTGACCTTCTCCAACAGTACGTAAATAGCCAGAGTCTGTTTTAGGATTTGCTGTAGAGATATCCTGATAAATAGCTACTGGAGTAGAGTACCCAAAGATTAAATCTACATTAACTAACTCCATATTTCCATATCCTTTTTGAGCTAAGGCAGATAGGTTTTCTAGCGCATCATATACAGTCATGTAGTCATCTCCTATGGATATTAAGGTTGGCAGTGAATACATCACCTAGTCTAGCTTCAGCAATGTACTCACTATCACTTAGTAGCGTTTCCGGTAATACGCTGGTAGTGAGGAGTCGAACCTCATAGGCAATGTGCCTGAAACCACTTCTACTTTTACTAAATGGTTTTGCACCTACGTCTAGGTACAGCGCTCTAGACAGGACTTGAACCTGTGACCGATTGCTTAGCGTACCACTATAACTTTAGTTACCGTCATAAACGTTTGTGGTCTGGACTATATCTTCACCATTACAGGTGCAACGCGTGTAGTCTCTACGGAACCTGTCTAAAATCATCAGCGTTGTGTATATTTTGCTGCTGATTATTTAGAGATGCATTTACTCTCAAAGTCAAACTTTTTTTGTAGTCAGAAGGATTAAAATAATAGCAGCAATCTGTTTCGGGACAGTATACTGCATATACGTCAATTTCTGATTTATCTACAAACCGAACATGGGAACCGTGTTTATCAGCCCAGCTAGAAGAAAAACGTATCTCTAACTTCCCTTTCCTTAGTGAACGGTATTTAACTTGAATTCGTTTGAATTCTTGGTTTCTATACGTCACCACATCAAAAGGACTATGTTCGGTATCCAAAGAGCCTACAGTATAGCCTTTAGATACTAAATCTGCCTTTACCTTTAATACACCTAAATCCCCTTTGTTTTTTGTAAAATGATGCATAAAAGAAACTATAAATATAGTTTTATTATACAACACTAACATACGGGTAATTTGTTGGTCAGTTTCCTCGGTATTACCATCAGCCTAACTGTTAAGGTTTCACCGATATAGCGCTGTGCATTTTATAGCTTTTGTTTCGCTATAAAAGCTCCAATTGAAGGCAATTGCTCTATCCATCTGAGCTACTAGAGCGGGTTTAGTGGAAAGTCTCATTATTGATACTCTACGTATCACCTAAGTCTGGTAGGTAGCTTTCCATAACATCTATAGTTACTTACACCTATAGTTTATATCCCCTGTAAGAGGGTTGAGTCATTAAAGACTCTCACTTTACTTGGAAGAGTTTTAGCCTAAGCCCTCAACCAAGTTAATTAGCAGTAAACGGTGATAGTAGGCGAACTCTATCTTACTAAGCCAGTACCGTCTAGTGCTATACGGGTAGATGGTGCTGCCCCATCCCAAAGGCTCTAATCTGGAGCAAAGAGTTTATAAGGCTCCTCTGAACGCTGGTTCTTACCCGCTAGGTGTAGAAAAGCTAGCTAAATTATATAAATCTATATTTTCTAACTAGCTATATAACAATTTTGGCTTTCAACGATAATAGATGTTTTTCCCTAGTTTTGATTAACCCTTCAACGAGGTTTACTTTATCAGTCTATCTAAACTAAATCTAAATGTCAACTACAAAAGTATAAAGATTAGTTAAAATAAATATCTGAATCAAAGACTGCTTTTTCTAACCATGCGACATAAGGTAATTCTGTCTTTGATTCTTTATATTTCTCAAACACACTTAGAGAAGATGTATTCACAAATTCAAACATACATCCAGATGATTTCTCCCCTGAAAATTCTTCTGCTAACTGTAAATATATAACCTCTCTTCTATCTTTAGGATAAAAAGAAGATTCATGCCATTTAACAAATTGTTTGCTTGAATCATCAGATGAGTAATTCCAAGTTTCTTTAGCTATAGATTTATTGTATTCTTCAAACTCACTAAAATCTGTAGTTATTCCGTAAATAACTATACCTGAAGATTTGAGAGCAAAATCAGTTTCTTTGATTCCTATAGCTCTACATATCATACCTACATCATAGGATTCAAACTCTTCAATAAAAGGGTCAATCCATCTAATTATAGGAGAACATCCTGTCTTTAGATACTCAATTAGAGCAGACATTTTAGTATAATTATCGTTCATGATAAATTAAATCTCAGAAGTGATAACGTCAATTAAACCTCTAACTAAATTAAGATGTTGAATAGTCATACCTTCTAACCACGAAATATAAGATTCGGATGAGTTGGATTTCTTATACTCATCAAATGTGGTTAATGATTCTGTTTCTACAAACTCAAACATACATCCAGATGATTCATCAGGGGATTCTTCTCCTGATACCTGCATATAGACAGTGTATTTCTTATCTTCAGGATAAGTAGATGTTTCATGCCATTGTGGATACTCTCCAGTATAGAATTGGTTAGAAATGGCTATATTATATGACTCAAACTCTGAAAAATCAGTATAGACTCTATATAGGATATCTCCATCGAATATAGGAGGTAAAGTAGAATATCGAGTAACTTTACAAAGCATTGAGACAGAGTAAGCATCACACTCCTCAATAGAATAGTAATCATTTTTTACCCATCGAATGATAGGTTGAACTCCATTATCTAGAAGTTCAAGTAGCCGTACCATCTTATCTTTATTTTCGTTCATACTTATCCTTATCTACTGTAAAAAGAATTGGTGAAATTGACCCTTTTTCATCTACCCATTGTTTTAGATTAATATCATATCCCAACTTTAGAGCATCTTTTACTGCTCCTATCAGGGTAATAGAATTTATCTTTAGTGGTTCTCCAGTTTCAGATACAACATAGAATCCAGCATAGTCAGGATGCTTAGATAACTGGATATAGGGATAGTTAATTTCCATGAATTGTAGGTTTACTACCCCCAATACTTGACTGAGGGTAGCTAGGTTATAGGTTATTTAGCAGTATTGACAGTGAATTGTTTGGGAGAAGCATCTAGAATTTGAGCTTTTTTAGTTGATTCAGCTCTAGCCAAAATAGCTTTTCCGTCTTGCTCAGCAGCCCACACTTTATAGGTAGGAATGGTATAAAGAAGTCCTCCAATAAGAATTACTGCTGTCAATGTTCCTGCAATAAGTACTTTATACACTTTCATAGTTTTATCCTTTGTTTTTTACTTAGAGTTAGAGCGTGGGTTAAATGAACCGTTAAGAAGGAGAATAGGCCATAGAAATAATGCAAAAAATAAGGTTACAATTTTAATTGCTTTTTCTATATACTCTATATCTAGGTCAAACTCTCTCTGGCATTCCGAAACTAATTTCCAATATTTTTTATCTTTGACTACTACATCTCTAAATAGTATCCATAGAGATAAGGACAGTCCGATAGAAAAATATACAGTTAGAAAAGTAGTCATTTTAATTACACTGGGATAGCGGATGAGGGTAGAAGTTGAGTTAACAATTCAGTTGTCTGTTTGCGGTATCTAGAACCTGCACCAAACAAATTCTTTTGGTAGCTTTGAGATTCAGTTTTACCCAGATTTTGATTAAAGTAGGTTACTGCATTAAATACTCTCCAACCAGTATCGCCATTAATCAATTCCATGCCAGGACTGGCTTTATATGCCTCACCAAGCTCGGTATAACTTGTCCAGATAGAATCACTAACATCCCCCACTTCAATCGTTCCTAGTGGCATATTCAGAATAGTACGGAAGATATAATCTACTTGCTGAGGTTGCAGTTCCAATTTAGCAAAAGATTTGTATTCTAGAACCGTAGAATCATGGAATTTTTGAGTAGTCAGGTCAATCAATTTTCTAGCGAGTTTTAGACTCTTCTCTGGATTGGCATCATCTAATACTAGATTCTTTTCTGGACTACGTAAGCCTTCCATCTTAGCCATCGCTAGAGTATTAGCACATATAGGTCTAGTATCACAGTAGAATAGACCTCGCATAGACTTATCATGAGATAGAGCTAGTAGAAGATAGCGGTTTACCGTATCTCCCTCTGCAATTTTAGCTTCTACATTGATGTCACAGAGAACAGAGAACTTTGCCCCTTTATCTAGCATCAAGGATGAATCTACCGTAAGCATCTGTTCTTGTAGGAATGGGTCTAGCCATTTAACTGCATCAGAGTATTGCATTACCTTATAGCTAGTATTGACATAGGGATGTAAGATAATTCCGTGATATTGAGTTTCAGGAAGTTCATTAGTACGTCTAATATGGTAACTATCCTTTACTTGAACAGTTTGTTCATTGAAGTTAGGGATTTTCTCTGCCATCCAGGAATTTAGGTCATGGAGTTTAGTAATTTTCTCCACTGTTGGAGAACCTTCTACTGTATTTCCATAGAACATCGGGCTAGGTGATGCTGAGTCTTTACCGTAAACAAATAGTTGGTACATATTTTCCTCTGTTAGATTTTAATTAGAATCAAATTGGACATTGAGAACATGCATTACCCTGATATAACCCTCTGCTTCTAGAACAGAAAAACATTTCACTGGGTAGGTGATACGTTTTTTATTGCTATAGATATCATCAAAGTTAAATTCTAGATTTATCTCTTCAGTATTACTAACGAATCTAGTAAATAGACCGATAGTGAAATTTAGATGTGTACTTCTTTCAATCCTCCATTCTCTTGTATTTACTGTTGCTGCATATCCCAAATCAGTAAGGTATTTACTTAACTGGTCATACAAACTAGGAGTTGTGAAATTTAATAGAGTCATTTCTTGCCTTAATTCGTTAATTAATGCTTGTCTATCTCTAGCTGAAACATAATCAGCTTCTGTAGCATAATAAGGTTCCTCAAAATTGTAAGAACCTAGGATAGAGTCTACCTTAGATAATGCAGAGCTATATCCTAATCTGAAATTAGATTGATTGTCCATAGTTAATCTGAAAGTAATCTAGTAGGAACTTTACATCAGCTATAGGAGCTTGTTCATTGATAGTGATGTTTTCTGGAGTTATTACATCTGAGATAAAGATAAATTCCTCATAAAATAACCATCCTCTATATAGATGTTCAGGTAATTCAGGGGAAAATTGACTTATTCTATCTATGACCCAATAGGTTGACCTAAATTTACCTTCCTCTGTTTTAGTATTTTCTATTTTGAATGAGGCTTGCATACCTTACCACCACAAATCACTTAAATATTCTACAAATAAGTGTAGACCTTCTTTTACTTCTTTATCTGATTCTTCCTCAGCTACTAGATATTGGTTTTGTTTATCCATAATAGTAAATGACTTTATGATTTTATCTAGTACTTCGTGATATTCAGCCATTGAGTTAAGTCTTGCTGGATACCCATTAGATACTTCTCTAAATCTCTTCAATCTAGGAAGAATGAACTTGACGATACTTAGGTCTAAATTCCAAGTACAGGTATCATCAAAACCATATTGACTATATTGAGCATCGTATTTATCTAGCCTTTCATCAGAAGGAAGCAACTCATTAGCACATCCAATATATGAAGGATGTGTATAGAAAGGAGGGGAATCCACATCATATGTATTAGACATTATATTCTCCGATAACAGGTGACTTTTTATAGATTACGTTATTTAGATTTATTTGTCAACCCCAGTTAGAAAAATAATTTTAATTTAGGGCATATTTGGAAATGATATTATGGATATATAAGAAAATAATTTATATTTATATCCATATGGCATCCAACTTAAACATTCAGTATACAAAAGTATTTAACGTACCAGTCTCACCTGATGCTATTTCACAGGGTACTGTATCGTTAGCAAGCCCCTCTGTTATCATGGGTAATTTTGTTACTACAGTTAACATTCAACTACGTACCTATACGTTTGATTTAAAGGGTATTAATACCACTAAGGCCGATGAAATCATTGAAATATGCAATGCTAATGCTGAGTCTCTGGCTTTGGGTGAGATTGACCTAAATAACCCTGCTGGCGCTGGCATGTTCACCTACAGAACGGTTCAATGTATTCCCTTCTCATATCAGGATGGTGGTACTATCCAGATTGGTAGTAGCAGTGCCAACTATAGCTCTTTCCAAGTTACCTGTCTAACAGACTTGGTTGTTGCTTCAGTCTAATCTTAAATTTAGATTAAAATATTAATCCCCTGCTAGAAAAAGTAGGGGATTTTTACCTATCTAAAGTTTATGTACAAGCTTCACCTTTAGATTCAATGATAGATGAGCCAATAGTCCCATCTCCAATTTCTACAATTTGATACCATTCATACTCTACACCACCAATAATAAAGGCAGAGTCAGTTTCAACAATAGCTCTACGGGCATCATCAAGACTATAAAACCTATCAATATAGTCTTTCCATCCACCTTTAGCATAAAAATTACTTCCAGCAAAAATAAAATAGGGATAACTCATTATTCAGACTCCTCTTCATTACTACCTTGTTTCAAGATATCCAATTGATGCTGATTTCTATACTTATTAGAGGTAATCTCCATTGTTGGAACATGAGCCGATAGAAAATTAGCTAGACATGCATTACATAGAGGTGACTCTTTAATAAACAAACTAGATGGTTCAGTAGAGCCACATTCCGGGCATCTAAATGTCTTGTAATAAATACTACTATTCATTTTAATTTAGATTTAGTTCAGTGGATTAAAGTGTCAAGTCCGGTAGGATAAACATCTTGTTTGATAGTGAACTCGGTGTCTATAGCCATCGATAAGACTTCATCTATATTACAGTCTTGAATTAAGGCTAAAATTTGAAGTTTATTTACATTATCAGGTGAAATATGTACTGTAAGTTCCTCAGAGGTATCAGTGATTATTCCTTCTGGTACATAGTAAGTATCATTTAGCATCTGTTTTATGTGTTCCTAGAGTTCCTTGTTCTTTTCTACGGTCTAGTCTTTGATTTAGAAGAATTAATGCTTGATTTATGTGAAATAATGCCAACTCATTCTCATTACAAGCGAATTTACCGTCTTGATAACGCTCTAATTGTTTAAAACAAGACGTTAACACCTCAATTAGAAAAGCACCTGTTCTTCCATGTTCTAGTGAGCCTCTTTGCCAAGCTATAGTATATCCAATTCCACATGAAATAGCTCCATCTGGATTACCTTCACTATCTACCCAATTTTCCTCTAACCTTAAATCCATATACACTCTTATATACTCCAATCTAATTTAATCACCTAAATTTAGATTTTGTCAATATATTAGGTATTTTTACCTATTTTTGTCCTATGGTACACTATTGGAAGAAATCGAACAGAGACGCAGTGAAACGAGTACCTCTGAATCTTAATTAACATAAAAGTATTAAGATATAAATAGAGTAAGTAATTTTCTAACTAGAATGTCTATCCATTATGAAAATGAGAAATTATTTGATATCCCTATTCCTGAAGATAGTGTAAGTTTCGGAAAAATATCTGCCCAAGGTATAACGGCTTTAGTGGAACATGGTGGTATTGTAATTTCAGGAAATTATAGTTTACCTTCCGTAACTATCACATTTAAGGGTATTACTACAGCTCCTACACCTGCTCCTGGTAAGACTGGTTTTGGAGCAACATTCACCTTTAGGGGAAAAAGTTGGACAGTAATAGACGTAACGGAGGGTGCTAAGTTTAGAATAGCTGGAATAGCTAAGTTCTCATCTTGGAGTCTGACAGCAGTAAGTTTTACATCTGGGAGGGTAAGTATAGGGTGATGTGGATAGCATCGAAAACTGTAAGGCAATCAGGGAATTCTTTTAAGCTAGATAAAACTCCTTCAAAACAGTTTTTAGTTAAAAAACTAAATACTGCATATGTTTTACAACCATCAGCTTACTTACATGGATGTTTAATTTATTTACAGTTTAATAGTACCTATCTACCCGTACTCCTAAAAAAGAAGTCAGGAGATGACTTAGAGTTTTATCAGCAACTAGTATCTATATATACAGAAGATGATATAGCTTACACTGAAACCAGTATTACAGACTTCTCTGCAACTAGAACTTATATTATAAAAAGTGAGGTTATAGGGTCTGAATTAGAGGATATAGTCCTCTTTAACGAAACTGATGAGGATATATACTGTACATTGAGATTTACTATATCCAATATAGATACTATTGAGGATATAAATATTTTTATAAATCCTACCTGTACTAGTTTTAAGTTAACTACAGGACAGTTTATTAGTCAGGAAGTCACTGCCGATTATCTCAGAACTTTGACTTTTACTGAGGATATGGCATTAACAATAGAGCAGAGACATAGCTTATATACTATAGGTGCTAAGTCTAGTAAGGTAGCGATGAATAGAGCTATACCCATAGTAAAGAATGTCACCGTACTTGAAAAGCCTGTAAGTGATATAGAATATACAGAAGTGGCCTACTATTCTAGTATATATAACTCTATTTATAGCTATGGGCAGTTGTATTTTTATCTAAATTTTTACAGAGATGGGTATCTAGAGAATGCTGACTTTATATATCTAATAAATAAGTAAATGGTATTAAGTAATTACGGAATAGGCAATATAGGGTTATCCATATCAAACGGTATAGTTAATATTGAGTTGACCAGTGAGGATTACCCTAAAATAACTATCGCTGAGTATGGTAATAAGAAGAAATATCAGATAGGGGAAAGACTGACTTTATTAGGTATGATTTTCTACCTAGAATCCATATCTAATGACATTCCTACCATGATGGAAGGGGATTTACTTACTACTGTAACTAGAACGTATGTTCATATCTCTAAGAAGACATATGAAGACTCTATATCAGTTTTAGATTTTGTAGAAGCTAAGAAAAATACCGCTAAAAGTAAGACTGAGGATAGTTATATATTTTCTATTGGTCAGTTAATCAGTTTTGCTAAAGGTACGGTAATTGTAGATGACTTTGATGTAGAGTTTTCAAAGCAACCATCTAGGGAGGAAACTGTAACTTTAAAGCAGTTATGTGACCCTATGGGAGTTGTAAACGGTAAATTAGCCTATATATTTGGTAGGGAAAGTATTTCTTTTGGATATTTAGGTATATCTGGTCTAGTTCCTTGGAAGTCTACATCAAATGTAACAATTACAAAGAACATACAGGATACATATAAGGATACGGTACTTACTTGGACTAAAGCAGAGGATAGTAAGACTAATTCAGCTAGGAAGGTTATAAAATTAAGGACTGCTAAATATTGCTTATATGAGGGAGATTTTAATCCTCATATTGCACCTCCAGAAACATCAGATAACTCTAAATTTCCTAGGGATTTGAGTGTAATGATAGATAATTCTGGTACTACGAAACAATTCAAGATAACTCTATATGAGCATGGACAGCCTAATGCAGAATTAAGCGGTGTATTTGGATTTGCTCATGCTGCATTAGAGTTGGTAGCTGACCCAGAACAGCCCAATGCTCAATCTTCTACTGTTTTAGAGGGTATTGCAGAGGATGTATTGACTACAGGAAATGCATATCAAGAATTACTTTCCAGTATTAAGGCTCAGAAGTATGGATATCCCGATGATGCTAATTTTTCTAACGGTATGGTTTGGAGATGTCTTGAGCTGAAGAAAACTACTTATATTTATGAGTCATTTTCTCCTAGTATTACTCCTTATATCAGAAATCAAAATGGTACGTTAGAACCTATTGAGATTGATAGTGAATATAGAAAAGTAATTAGCTCTAATATAGAGGTTTTGGTAGCCAAAGAGACTGTTGGATGGGAAATTAAACGGTTTGCTCAAGAAGATTCTAGTAATTGGACTGATGGGAGCATTAATGCTTGGTTACAGTTAAAAGGTTTAATTGACTTAAAGGATACATTAGCTCAGGGAGATAAGGAATCTACACAGCTATATAATTTGTCACTATATCAAGCAAAAGTAGGTCTAGAACAGTATTTATATAGAAAAATACCCATTTTTGAAAGGACAGATTATGCTATAAAACCATTCTCCAGATTTTATAAAGATGGGGATGATGTTAATTGGGATATAGAGTATATTCCAAAATCGGGCACTAGTTTAGGTGGTGGAAGTGGGGAGGTAATTCCGGTACTATTCCCAGATGTAGACTGGATGCCTGAATTGATGTTGATATCTGAAAGTAGATATAAATCTTCTGTAGGGGTATCAGGAAATCCCGCATATAATCCCCTAGCCAGAAATTATTTTGGTTCCAACCCAATATCTATTACTACAGGTTCCGAGGAGTACGAATTTACTAAATATACTGTACTTCCATCTAAGAATACAAAATATACAATTGGAAATTACTATCAAGAGTATACAAATGTTAGTGATGTAATTAACTCTGTAAATAGCTCTCAAGGTATAGGTGGGACTTACTATAAGCCTCACGAGTACATGACGGTTAATGATTATGGACTCATAGGAGTCAATCCTGAAACTATATCTATGGGGGAATTCAGTAATATATATCCCACTACCCTATCTAGAAGGGAGGATATGTATCTGAGTCAGTCCTCATTTAGAAATGCCCAAGATAATAGTTATAAGAGTTTTGTAACTAACTCTACTTACTCAATAAGTCAAGGCAGACCTCCATCTGCAACCGTTAGAAAAGCTTTATATGAGGAAGTTAAGGGGGATGGGAGTGTTTATGCTGATACTACCACATTGATATCCTGTAGTAGCTCTACTGTTAATTCAAAAGTAGTTCCTTCTATAAATGTAGATGGAGCTAAGACAAAACAGCAGGCTATTATAGGTGCAAAGAACTCGTTAGTAAAGAGTATATTTAGCTCTGGGGCATCGGCATCTGGGATATTGAATTTTACCTTATTCAAGACATTATCCCTACCTTCACTCGTTAACGCTAAGATAGCAATTCCGGGAAGTAGGGAAAGCTGGGTTACTAAGAGAGTATCCTTATCCGTACATTACTCTAATTCAATTCCATTTGCTCAACAGATAGGGTTTGATGCTGGAATACTATCTACTATTGATTTAAGAGATAAAACAGTCCCTAATGTCAGTACTTCAGGTAGTAATAAATCAGTTAAGATTGAGATTGAGGGGAATACATCTCAGAATTTCGGTGTATCCAAAGATAAGATTAACTCTAATTTTGCTAGATGGGTAGATATAAATTAAAATAGTAATACTATAAACATGAGGATAACAATAGGTACTGACACTACTACATTAGATAATTTCAAGAAATCATTTTTAGCCCTAAGACCTAAATTGTATTATCAAGGAAATAACCTGAATATTAAATTTAAGTCCAGTAAATATCAAATTCCTCTAACTATAGTAGGAAATTCAAGTAAAGGATTTACAAAATAATGTTAACTCGCTATGCATCAGGTAGAGAGGTATTACCATCTCCTGAAATTACGGTTCAAACTGGTGGGGATATTCAAGGAAATGGTGAGACTTATTACTTCTGGGTAAAAGCAAAAAATAGAGCGGGATATAACGATATATCCTCCATGACGAGTTTAGTAATCCCTGACGATTCAAAATTAATTATCCATGCTTCTATATTTAGTCAGTTTTCCTATGAGGATTGGAGAGAATTTATCATCATATCCTCAACAACTAATACTTTTTCTAACGGGAAAGTTATCTATAAGCAGGAAATATATCAATCAGACCAGATAACTGCACTATCCCTATCTAATTTTGAATTTAATAATTCCTTTATACTTACTGGAACTGGAATAGTAACTACAGATTTACCTATAGATAATTTAAGTAACGGTATGAGGGTAAAGATATCCTCAGTTAATAAAGTATATGAGTATATAGAGGGAAGTGAGGAGGAAGTAGATAATATTACAGTTATCGATGCTGACACTGGAAGATGGATTTTAGTAAAATCTAATACTTTAGTGGAAACAGATTTTACATCTAATTTAGAGCTATATGCAGTAGATGAGGATAACTTAATATCGTCTACAATTCAAGATGGTTTAATCTTCCCGTCTATAAAATATTACATAGTAAATAATGGGTCAAATTCCTTAGAATCTGGAGAGTTGGACTTAAATTCATATTGTTCAGATAAGTCTATATCTCTAAACTTCAATGTAAAAGTAATTGGATATCTAAATTTAAGTAATTATACGTTAGATACCACTGATATTTTATATGTAGGGACTGTAGTAAATTACCCAGCTACCGTAATTGATATTAGTAAAAACTTACCTGTTAATTCAGCGTTAGTGATAGAAGTCACCCCAGACTTAGATGTAGATACTACATTACTAGACGGTAGTTTTATATCTGTCTATCCTAAACTGAATGACTATACCTTTGTTGATGAGGTAGTTTATTTCTCCTCTCCAGTAGCTGATTTATCTGAACTGAAAGCCTTACCCAGTACAGTATATAGAAATAGACAGGCACGTTATGTTCAAAGTAAGAAGAATATTTATGCGTTTGACTCCTCTTCTGACCTAGATGATGATGGGGATACCGTTTTAATCCCCAATAATGCCCCTACAATCGGTAGATGGTTAGTTCTATCCTCGGTACTAGCTGATGCCTCTGTAACCCCGGATAAGCTAAGTAACGATACATTGGCGTTACTGGATAATTCAATTAAGACTACTACTATTACCATCAATACTAGTACTACCTATACATTGGACTTAGATAGTCAAGATTATGATTATTTCATTATCACCACACCTAATGAAGATGGAGATTCTACTACAATCAATGTAACTGCCTCAATAGGTCAAAATACTACTAAATCTATTGTGATTGAGCTAAGACAGAGAACAGGTATAGTAGAATTTCATAATTCACTTCTCTTTCCTGGTGGAGCTATTCCAGGATTTAGCGGTAATGGAAAAATAGATTTATTCGTTGTTGTATTAACTAGAGATAATACCAGTACAATTAAGAAAAGAATAGTATTGAGTAACAGAGACATTGGATGAATATAAATCAGTTAGTACAGTTCTTACTCACTAGTTCAACTATTGAGACTATAACATCTGACCCTTATTGGAATGAAGTAATACTTTTATGTAAGTTTGACAAAGAAACTAATACTAAAGGTTTACCATTCTATAGAGACTATAGTAAGTATCAATATCAAGTCAGAGAGCTAATAGGGACTAACATAGAATCAAATTTTAGAATATTTGACTATAACACAGCAAATTATCCTACATTTCCTAGTACCTCTGATATCTCAGTAGAGAGTTATGGTTATATCAATAATAGAACTAACCATATCTCTAGAATTGCTGAAATTAACTCAAATATAGCCTCAGCTACAATAACACCTAGCTATTTAGAGATATTACAGAATGGTAATGACTATCATTCTCTAGGTAATAGTGAGTGGAGTATAGAATTTAGCTTTTTTGCAGATGAGGTGAGTTTGCCTTGGAGCTATCAAACAATATTCCATGTTGGAAGTTGCTTACAGTATGTTCAAGTACAGTTAAATGTTGATAATATAGCTACTGTATATACCCCATATACCCCTAATTCAGGGTCTGCTAAGGGATATGGAGTATTTCTTGATAGAAATGATTTAGTATTCATAACTCACGGTACTTCCTATAAAATCAATACAGTCAATATAGTTAGAAAAACTTGGTATCATGTTGCATTACAGAGAATCGGTAATGAGTTACGTTGTTTTGTAAATAATCAGCTAACTAATACCTATAGCTTCAACCATGATTTAACATTGGAATTAGCGAATAATGAGAATACCTATGAAAATAGACTGAGAATAGGTAGTCATCTAGCATTAAGACCTAGAGATGGGACGGCAGCTTACTTTAGTTCTGCACAATCTATTGATACCTCATTTTCTGGTGGGATTTCCAATCTGAGACTGACTAAAGCAGCAAGATATCCTCAATCCTTTTACTCAATAAAATTACCTTTCCTAAATAGCTCAAATCAAAATAAGATTGATGATTATTACGATGAGACTTTATTTAATATTCCACTAAATTACGATAGGTATGATTACTCCCAGAATCTAGCTCATTTTACGAATCAATCTCTACTGAGACAATCAGTACCATTTTCTACCGGATTTCTCTATATTGATGGTATTAATACACTAACCACTAAGAATATTCCTGTAACATTTAACTCAGATGAATTCACTTTAGAGTTTTTCTTAGCTCCATATGTTAATTCATCCCCTTATTATCTATCCGATGATGCCAGCAAACAATCCTTAATTCAATTATTCTTTGAAACCTATAATATTGATGGAATTAATGGTCAATTTGAAAGAGAAATAACATTATTAAAGTTAAATTCTTCCAATAAAAAGGGGATAGAGATTGGATGTAAAATAATCCATGAATTTAATGTTGATTGGTATATATCAGGACTATATTTCTTTGTAAAAATATCTAGTGATGGAGATAGCTGGAATACTTATGTTTCACAAGCAAATATCAACTGGAATTCAGGAACATCAATTCCCGCTAAGGTCTTACCGGATACAGAAATTAAATTCTATCCTCAATACGATAAGAAATTTGGATATGAAATACCCTCGTTAGAAAATCAGACTATACCTGTAAATTTTGCTTATAGTGAACCTAACCTACATATTGCAATTCAAAAATATAATAATGTACTATATTTCTTGAGAAATGGTTCAGTAATTAGCTCTATATCCTTCACTGATACTATTTATCAAAGTTCCAATAATCTAGAACTTACTCTAGGGGGTATCCACGAAACTATTTTTGGGAAGAGAGGTAGTGAATCTCTAGCTAGACTGGGTTTTGGTATTAAAGGGGTGAGGGTAACGAATATTGCTAGATACTCAACTATTTTAGCTAATACTTTTAGTTATGATGCCTCACTACAGCCATTAGCCTTAGAGGTAGATAAATTAGCTCCTGCTAGAGTCAGGGTGATTGATATCGCTAAGACAGACCTGAATGTATCAACAGCATCTCAGTCTGTGTCTTGGATTGTCTACATCAATAACCCAGTAGATTCCTTGGTCTTAGCTGACTTTACCTTAGTACAATTGGATGGTATCAGTGGAGCTACCTTGACATCTATTACTGAACTATCTGACTACGAATATAGAGTTGTAGCAGATTCGGGTATAGGTAACGGTTCGTTGACCTTAAATTTCCTAGATAGAAAAACTGTTAAATACAAAGGTACTAATAACTTTATATCTAATCAATCAGGGGAACTTAATTTTGAAGGTGATACTTACTTAATTAATAAAGCAGCACCTATACCAGTATTAACTTCAGGAAGTAATCCTTATGTTAGGAATAGCTTTATAGTTACTATTAGTTTTATTGGGGCTATAAGTGAGTTTAATCCTGAAAATATTGGCATATCGAATGGATTCCTAGTTGATAGCAGAATAATAGATGAAAGTAATTATATATACCAAGTAACTATAGAGCCGATTAAAGATGGTGTAATTACAATACAGGCTCTAGAAGGTACTGGTATTACAGCTACTGGAACATTGTCAGTAAAAAGTAATAGGTTAGTAAGAATCTACAGCGAATCCTTTGATATATTACAGCTACCTCTAAATACTAGTGTCTTATATGGAGATTTCAGTCCAAATAGACTTGAGTTAGAGGAAATAGTACCCAATACCACTCAGTTTTCTAACGTGGTCTATCCTCTAGGTACTAGCTCTAGTTTAGATGTCAACCCCTTACTGGAGCAGGGAGGATTAAAGTACGATAATTTAGATTCTATCGGTTCACTAATTACCGAAGAACTATCAACTGACTGGACTATTGAATTCTATCTCAGAATTAATAGCAAAATAAACAATAAAGTATCACATATACTCTCGGTAGAAAATGCATCTACTGGCTTCTGTATTGTGGCTAACGATGGAAATCTAAGAGTACAGAGAACTATAAGTAACTCTACTAATATATTCTCCTCTATAACCATTAAAGATATAGATACACCTACTTTTGTAGAGTGGACAAATAATGCATATAGTCAAATTCAAAAATACCCTCATTTCGCTATCTCTAAGAAGGGAAATACCTATAGATTCTATAGGAATGGGATAAGGCAGGAGATTATTCAATCTGATACCCCTATTGATATCACTAAAGGGGATTTATATGTAGGATATTATCCAAATAGAGTTAACGATAATGCCTACTACCTATCTAACGTTAGATTGACTTACGGTAAGGCTCTATATACTGCCTATCAAGTTAATATTCCCTCTTTACCTTATTCTGTAATGCCGAATATTATAGAAGAGACTGAATTATTAAGCTATATCTCTATCTATAGTAGTAACTCTACTTCCTCTGTAGCTATTACTGGAGATACTATAACTCTTAAGTTCACTTCTATTCTGCCATTGGCTCAAACTCCAGTAGTTCATATTTTAGGTTCTACTGTGGGAGTTACAGTAGGGGAGTATAACTCCTATACCGCTACCTATACAGTATTAGAATCTGATTTAGACCAAGAAATACCATTCTCCATCGCTATCTCTAACCAACCTGGTATACCTAATGCAACATTTACTCAGACTACAAATAATAGTCAGGTATTTGTTGATAATAGCCCTCTAGAAGTCTCTATAACGACACTAGAACCTAACAATACTAATCCTCACATAGAAGTAATAGTAGGGCTTACAGAGCCTTGTAGAGGTATTACAGTGGATAATTTCACTGTTACTAATGGATTCGTTAGTAATTTAATTAAGTACTCAGATATTTCCTACAGTTTAGAGCTTATAGGCAGTAGCAATGGGGAGATATCGGTAAAAATAGATGCTGGTCAGATAGAGGATTTAGCTGGTAATTCAAATCTAGTCAGTAATACCCTTACTAGAGATGTAATCATACCTAGCTATAGTCCAGATGTTAGCTGGGATAATGTTTTATTACTGATTCAACCTACTTCCAATTCGATTGTAGATTTATCTGATTATGGAATAGGTCTTACAGTCAATAATGTAGAGATAAGCACTGTAACTAGTCCATCTGGATTGGCTAAGTCTTTATATTTCAATGGGGTTAATAGTAGTATAAATTTCTCATTAAATCAAAATTTACCTAACAACATTGACTACACCATAGAATTTTATCTATATATTAATAAATCAAGCATATTAAAGTTAAATAATCCTACTGCTTTACCCGCAAGTAATATCACTACTGATAGTTTCTCTATAAATTGGAGTGAGGTATCAGAGGCAGATAACTATCTATTGGATATTTCGACATTATCTAATTTTTCTAACTATGTTCCAGGATATAAGAATAAGATAGTTGATGGAAGTCTAACTACTTTGGACATATCCAGTGGTATTACTCTAAATTCACCAAAATTAAAAGAAACTGAGCTAGTTGGAAGTAAAGGATTTATTCCTGAATGGGAATATAATTATCCTGCCTTAGTTTATAGCTTAGATGTAGCTCTAGATGAAGAATTTACTAAACCACTATATTCCTATACAGATAGGGTTGTAGAGTTGAAATACTTAGAGGTAGGAAATATAGACCAGTTAGAAAAAGTAATTCCTCCTAGTGGTGGAGGGGATGGTGTAGTAGATAACTCTATTACTGGTGGAACAGGTACATTAATGACTGGGTTACTGACCAATGCCAATAATCCTAAATTGTATTATGTATTAGATGAGAGTTCGATTAGATTATATAAGAATGACGCTTACTCTATGCCTGCTATAGCTGAAGATATAGATGCATTTAGCTGGATACATATAGCAATTTGTAATACCACTAAATATACCTATTTATATATAGATGGCAAGCAGGAAGATAAGATTAGGAATGTGGGATTTAGTACCGATTTTGATTTAGGGTATAGTATTGGTAGATTTACAGGATATTTACAGAGTTTAAGAATAACTAAGGGAGTTTGTAGATATACTTCTGATTTTAATGTACCTACCCTACCTTTACCTATTAGCTAAATATGACTGATATTAGACCTACCTTAAGACAGGACAATACAGGTTCTGTCTATATGAGAGACAAGGACAATAAAGAATTTTTACTGAATCCTAGAGCGTTAACCAGAAGTGATATTACCACTAAACGTAACCCTAGAAAAGATAGTAAAAACCATGACTTTAAGTTAGTAACAGTTAGAAAACTTACTAACTTTTCTATCGAGGAAGTTCAGGCTCAAATTGAAGCTCAAAAAACTAGAGTTAATGCAGCAGCAATTAGGAGTGGATTCTCTGTAAGTTTCCCATCTCCTATAGTACTGTCTGAAAATGACTTAAATCAAACATACGGTGTTTTTATAGATGAGGATTTGTATGGAATTCAAAAACCAGTCTATATCTACAAATCTCCATCTACCTTATGTCAATGGTATGTTATCGCTACAGGAGAGGGTAAGGATGATTGGATAATTACTGGTTGCCATAGCGTTAGCAAAAAGACTACTCCTGATGGCTCATTTACCCAACAATGGAGAATCTATCATATTGATAATTCAACTCCAGATACTGCTACTAGACTGGATTACGTCCTAGATAGCAGTGCTTTGAGTAGCTATTTTGAATTTAATTTTGATATTTCCAACTTAAAATATTTAGGTGGGGGAACTTGGTCTGCATCTCATATAAATCCATTAGATAGGATTCCTGTATTCTCTAACGTCAAACCTTATTTACAAAGTGAATATATTGTAGCTGGGAATGAGTTTCAAGGGACAGGAAACTCTTGTATAGTAGCTTACTCAATCACCCCTAGCTCCTCCTTTACTTGGAATAGAGGTAGTTTGAAACTAAATGAAAGAGTTAGAGAGTTTAATCAAAAAACAGACCTAAATGAGTTTTTATCATCTGGAGTGATAAAGACTACTAGAACACACTCCTATCAACTGGATTTGACCTATAGGGTAGAAAATGGTGATATTCAAGAGGTTAATAGACAGGAATATAGTAAAGGGTCTGCTACTTATGTAGGAAACACTAACTATAAGGTAAATAGCCCCTTCCAATCCCCTGACTATGGTACAGATGCTGCTAGACTATCCATCTCCAGCATTTCTATGGATACTAACGTAATTAGACCTGCTAAAGCTACTGGAATACCTATACCTATCCTCTGTAGTAGCTTCAATAGCTCCAATTACATCTCTATTGAGCTAGGTTCAGCTCTGGGTGAGATAAACCATCCATTTGAGATACAGACATCAGCAGGAAGTAGGGGATATGACTATTCTGACTACTATAAATTCTGGTTTTCTTACGGAAAAGTGCTCAGCATTACTCCTTATGGAGACACTAAACGGTATAGCCTCGCTAAAAGTACTGGAATTAAGGCTCAAATAGGGGAAATGTTAGATTTAGGGCAAATCTATCAGGATAGGAATAAAGTAGTAACTACTTGGGATTCCTTACCCAACCCCCAAACTGGATTTTTCAATATAGTTTCAGGTAGATTACAGTTTTTAATTCAATATCTAAATCCCCCTCTAATGGGTCATGATGGGGTGTATTACTATGAGCTAAATCCATTCAATGTAGGAGCTTCAGGAGCTTATTATGATAGGAGTTTTGGCTCTGACTCAGCAATGGAGCTAGCGGGCTACACAGGAGGGTCTATTACTGGTGGTGGGTTAGGTAATGATGAATTAAGTAGACAGCAATCCAACCAGTTACTATATTCAGAAATGATTGGTGCTCTTGGAGGAGGGGCATTACAGTCTATCAATATTGGGATGGTAAATATAGGGGTAAATGATGGAGAATCTGTGATAGTTAGAGAACCTACACCCAATATGAAGGCAGACTTAGTTAATACTCCTCATTTATTTCCTAATGGATTCTGGGATGCTGACTTACTAGATGTTACAATATCTACTAACAACGAATGTCTAGCCACATCTTACGATGAAGAGGGAACTATAGTAAAAACATGGAAATTCTAAATATTCTTAAAAGTCCACAAGAGGAGTATTACTATCTAGACTTCCAAGAAAAAATGCAATTTATCAAAAAAATCTATGATAGTACAACTAGAAATCTATTTTTTGAAGCTCAGCAGGCACATAGAGGTAGGGAAGAGTGGACTCTTGACATTCCCCTAGAAGATATCGTATTATATAGCAGGTACAGTAATATCTAAAATATAAATTAAAATTAAGTGTTATTAGGGGATAGAGGAGTAAGATTACATAGCATTATTGCTGATAGGGTTGGCTCTATCAGCAAACTTTGGTATGTATGTAGAGCTTTATCAGATAATGGTAAGGCTACCTTTTCTATCTCTGATATTAGTAACACTTTAGAAGTCTCTGAGAGAACCGTTAGAAAATGGTTATATCAGGGTAAAAAAGGTGGCTTATTTAGAGCTTATATTAGAGAAAAAGATAGAGTTACTGTATATTTACAAAGTCTACTCCATGTCTGTATTAACTACGGGATTAGTAATTGGGGAAGTACTGCTGAGATTTTAGTATCTGACTTAAAAACACTTAAGTTACAAGCCACTGAGATTACAGCACAAGCTCTACAAGCTAGTTCTATTAATGCCGCCAAACAGAAATATATTAACTCTGGATATAAGAACTTCTTTAAGAAGCTTAAGAGTCCAGAGAAGATTTTTGCTATGGTAGACTCTTATATTGAATCTAAGACTGATATTAATTTAGATAATACACCCTCTGAACTATGCACAGGGGTAAATGGGTTTATTCAAATTACTAAAAAGCTAGGTTCAGTGATTACTATGCTGACTGATTATTCATTTCTTAAATATGGATGTTCTCAGTCTGGGATTGCTGCCAAGTTGGGTAGACATCCTAGTACTATTAAAAATAGATTAAGAAAAAGCTCTATTAAAAAGGTTAGATTGGCAATCACTAGCAAAGATAACTTCATTGATAGAGAATTGATGAGAGAAGAATATAGTACTGACTTAGGTAAATTCTTTATCAAAGATGGATTACTATATAAACTCCATACCTATATCTACGAACCTCTACATACTCTTACTTCTATGAGAAGAAGAAGAAGTGAACTAAATAATCTTTCAGTCTCCCAAGCATAGAATAAATACAATATTCTTCCCGTTAGAAAAGAGTTAATTACTAACTCTGGTTTTACTGTGTTTATCTACTTTCAAAGTAAGAAACATTCCAAGTAATTAGAGTTGTATCACCAATAGGATTGAATTTTCTCTTACTAGTGACCTGTTTCATATATTTAATGTTATTTCCCATTACCCCATAGACATCAGCATTAAATACGTTAGTAGGTAAATTAATTTGCTCCCAATTAGAGTCAGTAGTTCCAGTAGGAAGTGATTTGGTAGTCCCAATACATTTCCAGTATTTTTTCTTATTTTTTATAATAGTCCCAATAGAATAATCCTCTATAGAGGTATCTGAATCCTTCACATCGGTACTAAAATAATTTTCTAACGAGGTATTATTTCCTAATGCTCTGATGAGTAGATAAGGGGTATAGGTAGTGACATCATCTACTGTCTTTACTGCTGTTTGAAGTATAGACCATCCAGGATGGAGTTTAGGTGAGCTGAATTCCGAGTAATAAACTGTCCTATCCTCTAATCCATAATTAAATGGCCTATCTGGGTTAGTCTTTTTACCTATTCTTTTACCATTCTTCTTATGGGTCTTTTGCTGTAAGACAATATCCCCCTTTAACTCAGATATTTTATTTTCTTGGTCTGTAATCTGAATTGTAGGGATATCAGAGCTAGTAAGTACATAGCAAGGGAAGTATTTATCGTAGGTTCTATTTGTATTGTCATAATTTGAGTAATTATTTGGAAGAATGTAGGTTTCTAGGTTAGAAAAAGCATGATATCTAGGTGAAGCATAGATATAAGTATCCAATCTAAAAATAGTGCTCTCAGTAGTCATTGTAGGCAGGTTATAATATAGGCATTAATTAAAGTATATAGATATTTTCAGTGGCTAATTATACAGATTTATTAGACTTACTAAGCGACTCTTACTTGAACAGTAAGAATGGTTCAAAAATACCTAATGATAGGTTGATATTTGAAAATACCCCCCAACCATTAAATGTGTTTGCACAGGGGATGTACTCTACAGAAATAAATGCTCTTACTAGCACTACAATTACTCAGCTAGCCTATCCTTCAGGGGAATCTAGACCATCTATCAAGGAATTGACAGATATGGTTGAACGTGACCCAGTAGCCTCCAAATGTGTTGCATTGAAAGCACTGAGAGCTGTATCCAGTTTTGGTAAGTATACTCACCCTAAGAAGGAAATTGAGAGCTTCGTTAACTCAAATATTGAAACCTTATCAAAATCCTTTAAGCAAACATTATTTAAGATTATATCTAACACCATCCTCTATGGATTCTGTGTTATAGAGGTTACATTCTCCTCTAAAATTAGAGGATATCGAGGACAGTGGAGATTAGCTAGATTTAATGTCCTTGACCCATCTAAGATAAATTCCTTTTGTGGAAAAGGTGGAAAAGTAGACTATATAGAATATGACAATGGAAATGGAAATATAATTAAGATTCCATATAAGAAATGTCTACATTTAATTAATAATTCAGGTATTACATTTAACGAAAAAGAATTATTTGGTGTAGGTGACGGAATTGCGGCAAATAACTACTATAAACTCAAGAGAGTTGTCCTGACTCAGCTAGCATTAGCCACTAAGAACAATTCCACAGGTATTATCCACGCTAAAACCCCCAATAGTGGTAGGACGTTGCTAGTAGATAGCAAGATGCAACCGCTGAAGGACAATACTGGTAAACCTATTGAAGTAACCAAACAGTTAGCCCTTCACTACCAGCTACAGGACTTATATAAGAAGGATTTTGTAGTTACAGATATTGATGTTGAGATTAATAGAATTCAAGTCCAGAACGATGAGAGATTCTGGGAATACGTACTGAACTATCTGGATAGAGCCATTCAAATGAGTTTCGGAGTCCCTGTGGGGATATTTGACTCTGGAATGAATGGAATGCAGAATGTAGGACTATCACAGAACTATAAATCTGTATTTGATAGTACTATTTTTGCTCTTACTACGCTATTAAAGGAAGAATTAACTAAAAAAGTAATTAAGAAGTTACTATACTTCAACTTCCCCTTTGAATGGTTTAAGAATAACTATGGAGAATTTATTTTTGATGTAGAGGAAGACCAAAATATCATCAATAGTCGTCTATCCACCATTAGCTCACTAATTGCCAGTGGGATTCTGGATATGAATGACGTTGAGGTATTAGGTCTAATTCGTAAGAATCTAGGCTTACCAGCTCTTACTGAGACAGATAAGAATGATAAGCAGAATGATGAGATTAATAAGAGAATACAGAAGGAAGTTCAATCTCAATTAGAGCTACTCCAGATTCAAAATCAGATAAAACAAACCCAATTATCAGATATTCAGGTACAACAGCAGGCACAGATGTTAACTGACCCAGCTATGCAACAACAGGCTATGCAACAACAACAAACAGAGGATTACCCAGCTAATGCTTAATTATGCGAGAATATAAATATAAAAACATATTAAATTTATATGCTCATTAACAAACAAAAATATGCTGATTTTGCAGCTCCATTACCTAATCAGTCTGGAGCTAGTTGGCTCTGGAATAGAGTAGCAAATGACACTGGAATAGTAGCTCAGGGATTGGCAAATGCTGTTAGAGGTGAAATTCCTAAACAGGGATTACTAAAGTCTATAACTAATGGCTATAAGAATAGACAACAGCAATTAGGGATTATGGATTTGAAGTCTGTATCTAGAGGAAAACAAAACCAGTCTGCAATGGGAGGTTTTCTAGCTAGACCTGGTAATTCTACTCCTCCTCATAGCACTAGAATGTTTGATGACCCTGTTTTAGAGACTACGGGTAGAGATTATTGGAATAGCAGAATAGGATAATCCTTGACATCTTAATTAAGATTATTTATACTATGGCAATACTGTAGTTAATGTAATCAATGCCTGAACCTAATACCCCCACAAATGAAACAACGGTTTACTGTAAGTTCTGTAAGATTAAGCGCACAGATGGAATATTTTATTGGTCTAACGCTAGTCCTGATAGTAGGGTAGCTCCCCCAGATGCTGTATATACCAAGATTTGTAAATACGCTATATCTACTGGAAAAGTTACGCCAATTAGCCCATGCCTAAACCCAGAAGGGGGGCAAGATGACCAGTATAATAGAAATAGTATAGACTTTTGATTTAAGTTTAAGTTTCAGTTAATTTCACGTCTAATATTTTAGATTAAAATAATGATTCCTCCAGCGTTAGATTTCTCTCCTGAATCCTTCCAATTGACTACAAATCAAAAGCTAAATAGAAGAAATCTTGAGCTATCACTAGATAGGATTCCTCCTGAAGAAAAAGATAAGATGTTGATGGATTTATTCGATGCTTACTGTTTAAAAGAAAACATTTGCAAAGAATTGACTAAAAAATTATTACATTATGACTCAAGCTCAGGAACTTTTTTTAATAAATAATCGATATTGGACAGAGTTAATGCCTTACTCTGGACGGCATTTTGATAAGAGTAGATTCTATGAAGAGGCTACTATATTCAAAAGAGAAGTATTGAGACTTGCCACAGGGTATATCAATAAAGGTAAGGATAAGAAGAGTTTTATCAATGATTTTCTATATCAGTTAATTATTGGTACGGCTATATTTAATAAAGGGTTGCTATTCACTTCTGTAGATGCAGTAGAGGCGTTAGAAAAACTAGAGCCGTATATTGTACAAAACCAAGAGTTTATAAATTCTTACATCTCAGAGAATAAGAAAGAGATACAGGAAAGTATTAAATTCGGTATTCTGAATGCCTTATATGCTAGAGGAGCATCTCACTATTTCTTAACACCTTATTGGGAACAAAATAAGGATATGCATAATAGCACAATCTATGAAATTCTTAACTTAGAGAGTGCTATGTGTAATTACCATGATTGTTTAAGTCACTATCTTGCTGATGTAGTTAAAGGACAACCTAACTATTTCGATACCTCTACTCTGACTGATAGATTATTTAAGGATAAACCTTTGAATGTTCATGCAATGTTCGGTACTATCCTTATGCCTATATTCAGAGATAAATTGGCTGAAAATAAAAGTCAACGAGAAATAGGGGAAGAAACTGTAGCTTTATTAGTAGAGTATTTAATTGGAGAAACAGTTTTAACCAATAGAGATGGATATCCATGTCAGGTTAGACCTCCAATGACTTTAGAGGAAGCAAAGCTAAACCTTGACTTCCATTCCAATGAGATAGAAGCTAGTTACCATGAATATCTAGTCTATTACCGCTATAGACCAGATGTTTGCTTTCCTGGTGAAGCTTTGCCCTCTAATTACCCCAAACTCACTCTATTAGATAGACTGAAAGCTATTGCATCTATGGGTGAGTCTAAGACCATTTATCAGGATAGTTTCTACCTGAGAGATGAGATTCTTCAGACAGCACTGAAAGAAGTAATTAGACAGCTTAAACCTTAAATCACCAAGTATTAATTTATATTTCAGTGAAATACATAAAACCTCTAGATAAGTTAGAGGTTTTCTTTTGAGGTGCATTAGGTTTAGTAGTTTTAGTTACATCGATTATTTCATTTAACTCCCCTGTAACTGGGTCATTTAATACTTTTTTAGTTTTATCCAAAGCATCATTCAACTTCTCAAATGGGGTGTGTTCCATCGTATTCATGAATGGTTTCTGCCTTTGAAATAATCTATTACCTGCCTTATCTAGAAATTCTCTTCTAGAGATAATATTTGTTCCATTATTTGCTAAATCATCTAAGTCTAGGATAGCTCTATTAACCCTATCATTTTGTTCTGGATTAACTCTATGAAGTACACCTAAAACACCTCCTCTACGGTAAGTAGCAGGGTCTTTAAGCTCAGTCATATATTTAGATATCTGCTTAGCTACTATCCCCTTTACCTTAGCCTTAACATCTATCTGGGCTAAGGGTTTTAATATTTTTGTTAGAAAAGCCATAATATTAATTAATTTATATAGTAAATCATGTACCCATACCGAACCATCTAGCCACATAAGACCTACAATCTACGTGGATTATTTGTAGATTTGGATATAGACCTAACCCACCAGTCCAAGTAGGGTCAAAATAATCGTATAGCTGCTCCCTAGTAAACCCATCTACCCAGAAATCTACGGCTTGACCATATAAGTGAGTACTATTAGTAGCACCACCAGCAGCACTATTAAACGGCTCTGGTCTGTACCAGCTAGTAATATTAAATTCTCTATTTAATCTGGTTCTATAGGGTTGAAGTAACGTAGCTACCTTAATAATATTATCGGTATGCTCCTTATATTGAGGTAATCTAGTTCCCCCATGAGTAGCTTCAGACCATGTAAAATTGCCCTTTGACGTTATAGGGCTAGATAAACTAACTTGACCTACTCCAAGGATAAAAACAGTATCATTACTAACTGTAGGAGCTATATCTGGAACTGTAGTTACTCCAGACTGGGGAGAAGTGGTATCTAAGTTAGGAATATCGTATTTATCTACGTCGAATACCTTTCCATTCATATCCAATAATCTCACATGGTCTTGAAATACATACCAAGTAGTTTTTGAATTAATGGTAGGACTGACTTTAATCTTATAATGATTATTTTCAGCAATCAGCACTTCAGTAGCTACTATTTCCCCCTCCTTAGCTACATCGAAATAATTATCAGGTGAAAGTGAACTCTTTTGACCTGTACCTTGCTTTAATGAACTATTTACTAAAAATTTTACTATTATATTCATATTTTTATCCAATAATATATACTATTTTACTATTTTCTAACGGGTATTAAAAGCTTTTTGCATATTGTAATACTTGGTTAGATAAAGCTCTATTTCCATCACTTACAGCACTAGTAACAATACTCCTCATTTGTTTCTCCCAGTCAGCTCCTCTACTACTAGCTTCCTGACTGGTAATTTGGAAATTAAAGTATAAGTTAGAGTTTATAGAAGATGGGGAACTACTAGACCTACTTGAAACTGCATTATTCGTTAAATTACGTTGTAAGGCTATAGTATCCTGTCTATTATTATTCTGTAAGTCCCTACTTGTTCTGAGTAATTCTCTATTCAATGTATTACTCTTTGGAGTCTCTAGATATTGCCCAACATTGGTATTTATCTTACCTCCATTTGAAACAGAATTTATCGTCTGCAACATGGATGTAAAATTACCATCTTGAAGACTTCCTATAGAGTAATCCTCTCTTCTAAGCCCCTTTCCTGCCTCTCTAGCACGCGATATACTCTTAGCTACCAAATCTACGTTAGAGGGGTTTATAGAGCCTCCAAGAGCGTTTAATTGCTTACCGGAAGCATCTAACTCAAGTCTTGCCAGTTTACCATTCAATTCTTTAGGAATGAAGGCTAATTTTTGGTCAATGAGTCCTTTTTGAGCGTTAGAAAATTGTTGGTTAGCTCTAATAGCATCAGGGATTTGCTGGATTCTAGCTAAGGCTTCAGAGGTGTTACTATTAGTAGCCTCACCACCCTGAGAGACATTGAGAATATCAGCTAAGATTTGAGTTTGAGTTAGAGCGTTATCAAACATTCTGCTATCTAACTCTAGCTGATTCTTTTGAACTGTTAAATCTAATACTTCCTTCTTAGCTTCAGTTACTGTTTGGGCTTTTTGCTGCTTAGTTTCATCACCAATCTGTCTGACCTGAATTCTTTGAGATAAAGCAGATGCAGCAGGATTATTTTTACCTATAAATCCTAGAATATTGGTCTGTAACGTACCTATAGCCTTATTATTTTCAGCAGCATTATCCTTTTGTCTTTGATTTAGGTCTAATATACTACTAAACAATTCAGCCTGTTTAGATACTTTTTCCTTTAGGGCATTAAAGGCTTCATTTACATTTCCAACTTTAGCGGCAAATACTTTTAACCTTTCATTGATAATTGAAAGATTAGTTTCCTCATTTACCCTAGCTCTATCAATAACAGATTCCTGCTTTAAGGTATCTAGATTGGAAACTGCACTATCTCTGGTTTGTTGTAGTCTATCAATAACTGGCTTACTTGCACCATTGGCCTTAGCTAGAGATAAAGCCTTAGTAGTATCATCTACTAAAGATTGGGCAGTTTGAACCGTTACATCTATACTTCTTAATGCCTTATCTCTATCTAACGTAGCTCTATCTACACCACCACTACGCTCTACTCCAATAGTAGATAATTGACTTCCAATAGTAGATAGGAATGGAATACTACTAATGGAGCTTAAGGTACTACCAATACCCTCTAGAGCTGAACCTAAAGCTTCATTTTTCTTAGCAAATTTCTCTCTTACAGAGAATTCTAGTTCAACTCCCTGTATATTTCTCTGAATAGTAGCAGACAGGTTAGAAAATCTACTGGATACATCCGCTAATACTTGAGCAAAAAGGAGTTCTTTTTTAGCTGAATCTAAAGCAGTCTTACTCTGACCACTATCTTTTCTAGCAGCAGACTCTCTGGACTTCTTATCTTTTTCTAAGTTAGTAGAATCAACCGCTTTAGTTGTTGCACTATCAACAGCAGATTTAATAGCAGATGCAGTAGTACTATTAATCTCTTTTCTAGCTGTATCCTGTTCTACAGGCTTAAACTTAACTAAAGATTTTGCTTCTACAGCATCTACCCGATTAAGCGTAGATAACTTACTGCCTCCATTTGTACTAGTAATTCCACTATCTAATATTTTCTGAAGTCTATCTACACTGATAGCTAGCTCACCATCAGAATTAAATAGTTTGCCTTTAGTTTCTCCAGTATTGACACCTAATAACCTTTTGGTTTTACCCGCAAACCCAGACACGAATTCATCGGTAATATTATTTACAACATTACTGATTTTATTTTGTTCATCATCGCTATATTTAGCAGTTGCGGTTCCAGCTAACTGATTTTTCCTATTAGTTTCTAATACACTTAAAGTTTTTTGAATGTCTACTGTAGGAGATGATGTACCTATAGGAGTAGCAGTTGGTTTAATAGTAGAAGATGGAGTTAATGCACCTAATTTACTTAATGCTCCTGAATCCCTACCTAGTTTGCCTTCTAATCCCTTAACAGCCTGTTCTTTTTTAATTAAATTCTCTCTATTCGTTAATTCAGTTTGCTGTTTACTGATTTGTAACTGTTTTGTAGATTCAGCATATTTAGCTCTAGCTAACGAGATAGAAAATAGGTCAAATTTATTTTGTTGGCTATATAGGGCAATTTTAGCCTGTTCTATGGAAAGTAAGGCTGTATCGATATTTTGAATATCCTTTTTAGCCGATAATTCCTGTTTAATTTGATTTTCTGTAGCTAATGCGACTCTTTTAGCTTCTAGTTGCTCAATTTGACCCTGTAGTTCCAATTGTCTCTGTAGTGGAACTGTAGGTTTACTCAATTCATCCGTTAATGCGGTTACTTGAGCATTAATGGACTCGGTTTCAGCCCTAAATTTAACTGCTGATAGAACTGCATTATCTAACCCCTGTTGTTGAGCGGTAGAAAATGCTGTAACTCTTCCGGTTTCCCTAGATTCGGCCTTATTTACTCTACCAGTAGTCTCTAGCTGTAATGTTTCGTTATATTTTTTACGTAAAGCAGGGTCTGTAGCCAGATATTTAGTCAGGTTTACCCCAAGCTTATTTTCTAACTGTTCTCTAAGCTTAGTAGCAGAGCTAGGGTCAATCTCTATTTGTGTTTGAATGGCATCCAGAGACTGACTAATTCTTGGAATAATACTATCTAACTTAGTTGCTAATGCTTGAGGGTCAATATCTTTTCCACTAAAGGCTTCATTGAAATCTCTAGATACAGAATCTATTTGACTCTCAATAGCAATGAATGAGTTAGATGAAATTTGGATGTTAATCGGAATATCAGTCTTAATATTACTGAATTCCTTGATTTTGCTGGAATAAAGTAGGAATTGCTTTTGTTTTTCTAATGCAGCAGATTCAGACTCTGTTTTTTCCTTTAGTAGTTTGAGTTCTTTTTGTAAATTCTCTATAACTTCAGGATTTCCACCACCATTAGCTTTTTCAGCAGATAGTTTTTGCTCTTGTAAGGTAACTAATGTTTTATTAGCTTTAATCTGATTATCAAGAGAATCTGTAACTGTTTTAAGGTCATCTGGATTTAACTGTAAACCTAAATCTAGTTTTTTATTTACTGTCTTTTCTTCTACAGTATTTCCGACTAATCTACCATTCTTTCCAGCAGCTAGACTTTTAGATACCGAACTAGCAAGTATATTTTGTCTATCTGTTATTTCTTGCTGGATATTATCGTTTACTAGAGTCTTACCTGTAACTTTATTGAATAAGCCCTTAAGTCTATCTAAGGATTCACCATAAACAGATAGAGCAAAATTACCTCTATTTACAGAATCGGTAAATTCATCAAACTCTCGTAAAGATTCTTTTAATCCTGGTACACCTTCTATAGAACTAAGTGTATCTTTAAGAGTAACTATTTCTGGAATAGTACTTCTGTTTAGTAACTTACCTAATGTATCGGCAGCTCCACCAATAACGGCAAACATACCACCGATTAATGCCCCACCAGTAGCTAAAGCTGCAAATTGTGATACGGTAGCACCAATGACTTCACTAGCCCCTGTAAAAGCTAATTTAAGGGCACTACCAGCAGTTGCAGCACCTGTCTTAATTCCTGTAAAGGCATTCTTAAGTCCACCAGAACTTAGGAGAGAAAGTTCATCTTTTAGAAATCCAGTTACAGAGCCTTTTTGTTTTGGAACTAAGGAGTTTACTCCTGGTATGGGAGCAGTAGTGGATATAGTAGGATTAGCTGACTGAGCCTCTATCGTAGCTATTTCAGACTTGATTCCAGCTATTTTCTTTTGAATAGAGATTATTGCATTAATAATTCTATCTTCAATACTTTGAGCAAAATCAAAAGCTTGTCGTTTTAGGGCTTGGAATAGGGTTTCACCTTCTTTTTTAGTAGCTTGCAGTTTATTAAAAACAAAAGAAAATCCTTTTCCTAATACCGTAAATAAGGCTAACGGTGCGATAGTAGAAAATACGCTAGATACAAATGTACCTACCCCTTGAAGTTTAGATTGAATCCCATTTAATGTACCTAAGAATCCCCCTATTGCAGCAGAGGAGTTACTAGCGAATGCCGCAAGTAGAGTATTAGACTCTTCCAGTTGTTTTAGTACTGATACTGAGAAGGATTGCCCAAAATCTTCTACTTGAGCTTGGGACTGGTTAAAGGCAGAAGCAAATCCTCCTTTTAAGGTTTTAGTTCTATTTGCTGCCTCTTCCTCTAACCCTTTACTATCAGCATTTTTAATTCTAGTTTTAGCACCAGAGAATTTCTTTTCTCCAGCACCAATTAACAGAGTAGCTAATTCTTGTGATTCTTGGTTAGCAAAAACCTGTTGAATTTTGGCTAATTCACCATTAGTAGCTATCTTTAAGTCCTTAATGATTCCCTCAATACCTTTTTCTTTTAAGGTAGTTGAGTTTAGCTGAATAGGTTTACCTGCCTCATCTCTAAATTGGGCTAAGGCTCTAGCAGCTTCTGGGGATACATTGACTACATCACCTAAGAAACTAGATAATTTAGTACTGGCTTCATCGGCTGAAACACCCTGAGTAGTGAGTACAGCTAAGGCAGCATTTATTTCTTCAAAACTAACCCCTAACTGTTTACCCTGTGAGGATAGAGAGCCGATATTAGCAGATAATTGGTCAAGTGTAAGTAGACCTACCTTAGTTGTTTCAAAGAGCTGTGCAGCTCGTTTCTCTGAACTATCAGCAGTCTCTCCTAATGAGCTTAACACCCGGACTATAGCGTTAGTAGAGCCGCCCAGATTACCAAAACCTGCTTGAGCTAAGTTAACACTAGATTTACCTACCTTTTGAGTATCACTAGAGGATGTAAAGCCTGCTGATGCTACATCATATTGAGCATTTAGCAAGGTAACTGAATCTAGAGCATATTTAGTCTCCTTTTGGAGCTTTTTCATACCCTCTATATTTTTACCTAGGGCAGAAATACTTCTCTCATTACCTGATACTGTAACAGTAGATAATCTATAGGCAGCTTCCTCTACATCACTAAATGCAGTAACAGCAGTACTAGCAAATTTATTAAAAGAATCATTATCTGTGAAGACAGATAAACCTTGAGCTAATTTATTACCTAAACTATCGCTTGTTTTCTCTAAAAACGATAAGTTATCCGCTAATTTACTACTTCCTGTAATAGCTTCAGAGAATGTTAAGGTTTTAGAGACAGAATTGAACTGCTTAAACGCCTTATATCCCTCTTGACCTAGAGCTACCAGGGATTGAACAGTTAATACAGCAGTAGTCAACCCAAATAAGGCTTTAACTGTACCACCTACAGCTACACCTAATAAATGGAAATTCTTAATGCTCTGTTCTGTAGTTTTTAACTGTTTACCTAAATTTACATTTAATGACCCTATAGCATTAGATGCATCTTTACTACCAGAGGTAAACATACGTAAGCTACCAGATAAGTCTAAGCTAGCCTTATCTAATACCTGTAAATTCTTTTCTAAACTCAAAAAACTATTAGCCAATTATCTCTTCTGTCCTATTTTTAATATTCCATAGGTTAATTGGTTCATCTAAGGTCAACCAATTAAATTTAGAGAGGGAATATTTATCTAGAAAAGTATTAAATACTTCATTTTCTAATAGTTGTAATTTCCCTTCTGGATTAATTCTACCATTGCTAGAAATATCCAATAACTCTCTACATTGCCAGTAATCTAGAGAGTTATATAGTTTTAACCCATTTTCAGGATAACTACTAAGTAAACAATTCAATAATATAGAGGTATTTTCGTATTCTGGCTCTTTTATCCTGAAATATCTAAGAGCAGTTAACTTTCTTCTCTTGCTGCTTTTTCTTGTACTAATCTTTGAATTATCTGCATGTACGGAAAAAAATGAAGTTGACTAACTGAGCTAGGAAGTACGTTACCAGCTTCTCTAGTTTCTACATCTAGACCACTATTAAAGAATAAGGTAATAAGCTGCTCCCAGTTATCTTGAATATCTTCAAAATTCAAATATTGAGTTTCACCTTTACTCTTTTCCACTAATGGCAGTAGAGAACAGATGGATGTTAAATCTGCAATTAGGTCAGAATCAGACATTAGCTGACCAAAACTACCATCAGCTTCAACATATTTAGTTAGGAGTTTTTCTTGGAGTTCAAGTAGAGTTTCTAAGTCTTTTAGAGCTACTCTAGTTACATTTACTACAGTACCGTCATCCTTAGTAACAGGAAGTGTTTTATATTGAGGTTTTCCCTTTAACGTCATCTTGTAATCTCTTCTAATTCTATAAGTGGTTTTCGTACTTTAATATAATTATCGTAAATCTCATCTGTACCTATATTCATAGATACATTTGTATTTACAAATTTATATAGCCCTCTAAATCCATCAACTTCTTGGTTAGTTGAATCTTTAGTCAAATTGGAAACATAAAAACATTCTATTTGGAAAGTATAAGTCAATAGGTAGAAAAATAAACTAAAATTTCCATTTAGAATTAACATCGAGTCTTCGTAAGATTTGACCTTAAGTTCCAACTCATTTGCTAGGTTCTTCTGTTCATCTTCGATAATAGCACGTATAGATATAGGTGAAGGAAATACAAGATTTTCTCCCTCTATATTAGTTACAAATAAGTTACTAATTGCTTTATATCTCTTACCAAAAATAGTAATCATTGCATATGTTTTGAACTATAATGTCTACCCATAAATCTCTTTTGGCTCATTTCAATTTCAATTTCCCAGTTTATAGTTTTCAAATTCCTATAAAGCAGTAAATTAGCCATATCAGTAATTATAGGTATGGCATACTTATCTCTAGTAGCATTAAAATCTGAGCCTAAGAAATCATATTCTTTTGTAAATATCACATTGCTAGAGTAATTACCTTCTCTATTTAACCATCTACTAGCCTCAAGTATTGTTACCGTGTGCGATTTCCCGGAAGTACTAAACCGTCTACTTTTTATAGAATGTTTAGTTTTTTGTGGGTAATGTGTAGTCAGCTCAATTGTCCATAAATGGTCAAGACAAATATGAATATCTTTTATTGATTTTTGTTTTGTGAAATCCTTAATAGAGTCAGAATTATGTACTGGAGTTAGGATATAGGTAGCTACGGCTCTAGGAGTATCCCTTTGCACTCGTTTAATGATGCCAGTAGTACCTATTTTAGTATCTAATACCTGATAAGGTTTATTATGTATTTCCTCAGTCCATAAACTCCTTCTAATCCAATCTAGGATATCTAAAATGATTTGATTGAAATTCATTTAGTTGCATCTTCATCATCATCATCATTTGGTTCTTCTTTTTCAGATTCAGCCTGTGCAGTAAAAGTTTTAAATCCAGCAGCTCCTGTTAAAGCTAATGTCATAAGGGTATCTCCATATTTAGAAACAAACCCCTCCCTATCATCTTTATTAGCTTGAGTTACAAGTAAAACTACTGCAATGCAGAGGAGCATAAGAGATTGTAACCCTTTAATATCTTTTCTAATCGCTATTCTGCTAGATTTAGCTGCTATATGAATCTTTTTAAGGGAATCTAATATAGTGTCATATTCAGTATTTTGTGTATCCATTATGCTCAAATAAATATACTAGGTAAACATATCACCTAGTATATCAATATTAAAATATTAAGTAATATTAGCTCGTAGGTCTAGGTAATCTAGCATCCACCAGGAAGGTATCAGCATCAATACCAAAGGTAGATAGTGAACTATATGACAGGGTAGAAAATGTCAATTCACTATATCCAGTGGTTGAGCCTTTAACATCAGCACCATCCCCATAATAGACAGATAGAGCGACGTTTAATCTTCCACCAGTCGAGTTAGATAGTGGTTCAACTCTAAGAACAGCAAATATAGCCTCACCAGCACCAGGAGTGATTACTATAGTACTAGCAGCTCCAGATGTAGCAATCGTAGTATCAATATCAATCTGATTAGCGTTAGAGAGTGCAGTAGAGGGTCTAACAGCAGTCACTCTAACAGGAGGTGTAAAGGTGATGTTATTTGCTCCAGCAGCAGTATTAGCTACAGTGAGATAGATTATACGGCTTACTGTATCTATCTTATCTACTAGACAATCAGCACCGATACCAGTACCTGTAACTGCATCTCCAGCTTTAATACCAGAAATATCAGCAGTGTCAGGATAGATGATATAGGGGAGAAGTTTAGCTACATAGCAAGTATTGATTGTTACAGCACTCTTAGCCGTTAATGTACCTGTTGAAGTACTTGTGACAATATCACCGACTCTAACATTATCAAATGCACCAGCAGCACCAGAAATTTTAGTTTGAGTAGATGTCAAAGTACATCCATCAATAGAAATATCTGGAGCATCAAATGAATCAAAACTTAATGGAAGATAGATTTTACCAGCAGTCTCAGAAATAATTCCAGCAATTACACTTGCAGTATAGGTACTGGTTAATGTCTGCAAAGCTCGTTTAAAGGTTACTGTACTCATATTTATATGTATATCTTATTAATTTAATTATATATCAATTTTTCTAACGGTTCTATTCTGGTAAATCCATCCTTGTGAAAATATTACAGTTTATTGTTGAATATCTATAGATAACATTACCAGGAGAAATTAATGTTTCATATTGAACATTAAATTGATTTCTCCAATCTATTTGAAACATAAACTCCTCTAAAGGAGCATTAATTAAGGCTCTAATTAGTTCCTTAGTAACAAACCTACTAACATCCCCAACTTTAGGCTTAGTAGTATAGGCTAAACCATAGGCAATAGTAAAAGAAGTCGATAGAAAAGGTGCATTTTCAAATACTGTTTCAGATTCAGCATATACCTTTAATACTGGGTAATCTACTGTAGGAATCTCTATATCATTCCATGCCCTATAGGTCTTAATTAACTTCTGCTTCGTGTTAGAAAATGTATAGTTAACTGTGTTATATAAATACTCCACAATAGCTTTACAGTCAGCATCTACAAAATCAAATTTTTCTGGATAATTTGGAGTATCAATTAGCATTACGTTATGGGGTATAGTTTGTTTTTAATTTTGAGTATCCTAAAGCTTTAGTTGAACTATCCTTAAGTTTGCTTAGTTTAGAGAAATTAGCCGTAGCTTCTGGGACAGTCTCTTTCAAACTTTCCAAAACTAACCGTCTTATCTCTTTTCCGATATCTGCTAATTCCATTACCAAAAATTAATATCTGCTTTATTTCTAGCTGTCGTATATCTAGGTCTAACTCTTATACCATCTATTATATCTTCACCCTCCCCTAACAAACTCATATCCCCCGGACTATAAAAACTAGGAGATACATTAGTATTTAATTTATATAAATCACTATCAGCAGTCCCATCTCCATCCATATCATATCCGATATAAGGTTTAATCTTCTCTCCCATAAGCATTACGGCTTTATTAGCCATTTGATATTTATTTTCATCATTCTGGATAGAATTAGCTTGATTACTACTACCAGGAATGAATATACCTAGACCATTAAAGAGAGATTGGAAATCATTTAAGGCTTGCTGCCTCATAATACCAGCGAAAGTATCTGTATTTTCACTATTTTCAGCCATAGTAGGAAAATAAGTGTAATATACGTCGCTAATAACTAATTTTTCTACAATAGCCTGCAGAAAAGGATGTTCATTTATTAAGGGGAAGACATAAATCATAGATAAGTACATATCTATGAACTCCTCTTTTTCTAGACCAATAATTTCTATAATATCAGTACCTATTTCAGTACCAGTAATACCCGTAATTCCGTAGTCAGTTAAATCTACTACAGTAATTCTTCCTGCTAATCTACGAGTTATGGAGTCAATCTTGGCATACTTTAAGTTAGTCACTTGAGCCACCTACTAATTGTCTACCATTAATTCCTAAGAATTTTAAGTTACTTCTAAGTTCATTATTAGAGGTATTTGCTGTTGTAATCCATCTTCTAGCCTCTCTAGAGGTATTTACCCCTGAGTTATAGGCTTGCCGTCTGGAGTCAAATTTACGTCTTCCCTCTGTCTGTGAATAGACTTCAGGAGTAGATATATAGGGTTTAGGATATTGTTCTTCTGGGTAATTTCCTGAATATGGTTGAGGATACGGCAATGGTTGATTAGGTTGAGGTCTAGTGTAATAAGGAGACTGTCTAGGGTCAAATGGAGCTGGATTGTAGGGATAGGAGTAAGGCATTTCACCTGCAAAATCAGCCGTATCTTCCATATAGGAAAACTTACCGTGTTTTACGAATGTTTTTTCTTTAGACATAGACGGTGATAAGCGTTTAGCCACTCCAGCTCTTTTAATTTTTGGTGAGGTAATCCCATTAAAGGGAATCTGAGGAACCGAGTTAGAAAAACGCTTTCCTTCACTGATGAGTTCATTCTGTTTGATTACTTGAGGTAATATCCCCTGATACGTCATAATTACCTCAACTAAGTATAACGTTTGTTTCTGCTGTTATCTCAGAAACAGTTTTGAAATCAATAACTGCTACATCTTCCCATCTACGATTTTTTAATGGGACTTTAGAATTTAATTGGTCATAGCTAGTAAAAGGTCTTAACTGAATAACCTTATTAGCAGTAGCCTTACCGATATATTTTAGTTTTTCTAACTGTTCTGCTGTAGCGTAATTAATTTGTACTCTTTCAATCTGTACTATCTCTTGAATAGATTCACCCTTAAAGACAGTCAAAACATCCTCGGTAGAAAATCTTTGTTCCATGTTTACAATAGTCAATGACTCATCTGTTAGAGAAGTTGTTTTAACTTCTACAGTTGCGTCTACTGCTGTAACGATGGATTTACTTCTAGCGATATGTAAATCTATTTTAGTATCGCTATATATTCCCGGTAAAATAATCTCTCCATTAGGGGTAATATATGCGATGTGTACCTTATAATCCGCCATAACTTTATTTATATTTAGTATTTATAACTAAAGTATATCATCTAGGTGTAGAGAATTCTTTTAACACTACAAAATAATCAATATCCATACTTCTAGCCACTGTTCCCAATGTTTTCATTATAGAAGCTGGACTTATTGATGTATTTCTAGATGAACCAGTCAATACATTGGAATTACTAGTAGCTACTTGAGTACCATTAATATAAAACCATACAAAAGTAAAGGCAGCATCAGTAAGAATTTCTAAGTTATACCATGTACCCGCAACTATAGTAACATTAGTATTCACTGTTGTTGCCACTGAATTACTTCTGGTTACACACTGCCAAGCACCACTATTTAAGGTGTCACTATATTTGAAGAAAATACCGTCTGTACCATCAGTATCCCAGTTATCCCTAAGTCCAGAAAAACAAATAAATCTATTAGTCCCATCTGACAATACAGGAATTCTTACTCTAGATTTAATATAAAATCTACCTCCACCTCCCACTACAATATTTTGGTTAGTAATGTACATATGACATAGAGATGAGGAAGTATTTCCAGCAGTAATAGACGCTATTCCAAAAGCATCACTATAGCCATTATTTACAGATGTAACTCCAGAACCAGAACCTACAGGATAATATCCAAATCCTGTAATAAAAGTATTACCACCTACAAAATCATCATATGCCCAATATAAGGTAGCAGGATTAAACGGAGCTAAATTCCTACCTAATATTTTTCTATCGGCAGTATTAGAGGAACTATAAACTCTTAAATAATCATCGAAAACATTAGAAGAGGTAATTTCAGATGGAGCATTAGACGATATATCTGAAGTAAAGGCTACAGTACCTGTTTTATCAGGAAATATAGCGGTTCTATTAGCAGTTCCAGATGTAAACTGTAACTCCATTGAATATCCACCATAAGCCAAAGCAAATCTATAGGGTTGGAAGATACCAGTATCTCTGTTTATTGTAAATGCAGTAAAAGATAATGCTCCTGCATCATTAAAAGCATAACAACCTAGATTTTCTCTATCTTCTCCAGTTTTACCAAATGCCCACCTATCTACATCTGCTGAAGTCCTCCATTTAATTAACTGCCCAGATACCGAACTATTTTGCAGTATAAATGCATTAGGAGTCGTGGAGTAAACAGGAGAATTAAAATATAATGGAAGATTATATTGATGATGGGCATTAGCACTACCATTAAACTGTAACTCCGTGGTACTTACTTGGATTTCTCTGAAGTTATAGTCATTCCCATCCATTGACATATCTCTATAAATACCACCGGAAGTATTAACTAGCTCTTGAGCTAAATATCCACCAGAAGGAGATAGAGTGTATTGCATGTTAGTACCAGCAACCACCACGCTAGAAAATCTTCCAGTATTAGCTAGAGTACTACCAATTGAAGGGGGAGAAGCAAAATCCCCTAGAACTGACATAGTATCTGTTATAGGTCTAACTGTAATAACATTTCCATCTGGATTAGTTGGAGTTCCAGCTATGTCAATAAATCCTGCACTATTAACTAATCTAAGAGTTCTTAGTCCAGTAATAGTATTATTCCCAAATTTTAGTAAATTATCTAAAACATCGAGAATTTGAGAACCTATAGAGTTTTGAGTAGCCATTAAATAAATCTATGTGTTAACGACATTTATGATACCTGTATAGTTAAGGGCTTGCCAGGTAGTATTAGTTGCAGTACATACAAGTTCTACTGTAGCTTGAGGTGTACTTGTATATGATTCAATCTTACCAGATGTACCAGTAGTGGAGACTAGGTTTCCTACTCTGATAGATTGGCCTGTATTCTGAGATATTCTCCATCCCCCAATACCTTCACCCATTAGCTTAATTACATCACCGATTGCAGATGTACTAGGTAACGGTAACGTGCATAAAGAGGCATTATTTATGACATACCCATTATTTACGGATATAGTCTGAGATGTACCAGTAACTTTAGTCCAAGGAAATATAAAGTTTATTGTTTTATATGTACCATCACCAAATAAGACCGTAGTACTATTAGCCGTACCACTTCCTAATCTAGTAGGGTCAATAATACCGCTAACAATTTCACCAGCATCAATAGATGTATCTCCAATTGATATCCAGTTAGCATTATCACTAGCAGGAAGACTAGCTAGCATGTAAGCAATACCATTATCGGTCTGTTTAGCTACAGAGCCAATATTGATATCTAGGGCAAGTCTAGCTGTTTGATTTGCTACCCATTGAACCTCTGTAATAGCAATTGAAGGAAGCATATAGGCAGGAATAACACCTCCTACACCTAATAAAGGTATATCTCCAGCACTACTACCAGTATTTACTAGTGCAGCAGTTCCTAACTGTAATCCAGTTCTAACTTGACTAGCGGTTAATGCTTCTACATTACCTGAACCAGCATCAATTCTACCTAGAAATGTCCCTGTAGAAATATTTTGAATTTTTGGAAAAGTTACAACATCATTAGCTAGAACTGGATTAGGAAAGCTACTTCCTGTAAAATCACCACCAGCATCACCACCAGCAATATTATCTCCCCAAAAAGGAGTAAGTTCTCCAGAAATTAGTACCTGTCCTTCACTACCTATTCCTAATCTGGTTAGTTCACCAGCAGAATTTCTATAGTAAATATCTCCAGTAGCTGAATTACTAAAATCTATCCTTAACCCATCTACTAATCTATTACCAAAACTATTTTGAAAAACCATACTAATTATTAAGATTTATGTACTTTTATTATATTACGTTAATATTCCCTCTCATTCCTATCTCAATCCACATATTATTAGCAAATACTAACGGTAAATAGTCTCCTACATATAGAGATTCTATATACCCTAAAGCACCGTAAGTAGTGAAGAGATGTCCTACTTGAATTTGACCTCCCTCTTGCTGTTGAATTTTCCATCCTCCAATACCTACAGTGTAAATAGATATCCTACTATTCACATTTGCTGTACTAGGTAGGGTTAATAAGATTCTGGATTCTGAAGCACAGATATAACCATTTCCAGGAACTAAATCAGTATCTGAAGTCACTACATTCCAGATAACTTCCCCAACGCTTGAATTACTGATTATTGACTGTACAGATGAGTCAAAATCTAAAATATCTGATGAAGTAAGGAATTCATCTAGTGAGGTTTTAGTTAATTTAGATGGCATCTTAGATAGCCCTAATTACAACAATAGCCGTAGTTGAATCTCCAGCAACATAGGTAAGAGCAGAGGTGGAGAATCCCCAACTAATCCCGCTAGAAAATTCATTTGAAGTCTTATCGAAATAATTACAATCCAAAATTATCGAACCTCCACCAGTAATAGGATAAGATTCAAGTGCAGTCTGATTTGCTGAGGGAGTAGAGGAAGAGTTAAATAGCTGAAAATATCTAGGATTAGTTGAAAGGTTACTACAGGATAGAGAGTAAATCTTTCCTGCTGAAACTTTAACATTAGCACCAGCACTAGTACCCATATATCTATATGTAGTAACAGTGGGAGCTAATTTATCAATAGCTGATTTAATTCCAGTCAGTAACGTATTGCCAGCAGCGATTAAATTTTCTAACTGGTCTGTATTAGTTTCTACAGTCTCTAAAGTAGATACCAATAATTCTAAACTTACATTTCCAGCAGTAATTAGAGTTTCTACATCAGATAAATTTGTACTTAAGGTACTCAATCTAGAGTTAGTAGTTCCAATTGATGTCTCAATTCCGTCAGTATATCCTTCTAGACCATCTACAAAAGAGATAATAGAATCTAACTTGGAATTAGTACTTCCAATTAGAGTCTCTAATCCATCAGTAAACCCTTCAACACCGTCAATATATCCTTTAATAGCAGTTAAGGTAACATTAATTGTTGCAAGGCTTGAAGTATTAGCTGTGAGTATATCCCCAAGATTATTAGTAGAGCCAGCTACATCTGTTAATTTAGCCTCTACAGTATCTACATATCCAGCTAAATCTTGAATATACGTATCTATACTAGCTAGGGAATCTTTAATTGCTTCAATATCTACAGAAGCATCTATAGAATCAATAACTTCAGAAGCTGTAGCACCTGAATATGTACCTCCAACACCTGAGTTATACCCTAAAGCATCGTATATATCAGCTCTAATTTCTGCTAAATTAGCCAATGCCTCTTCAGCAGTAGTAATGGCTATTTTTTCATTAATAGTCGTTAGAAAATTCTCTAAAGTAGTTGTTGCAGTCATCGTGATATTAATTAATTATTTATATATTCCAATAATACCACTCTGATAAAACAAAACCCGCTAGAAAATTTTCTAACGGGAAATGTAAATTTAGACTTTTAAGGTCTAGAATTCAAAGTCAGCCACATTGGTCACTGAATTCAGGTCTATTTGGTCACAGACCTTACGACACATACCATATTTAGAGATGGTAGGAGCAGTCACAATCAACATGGATGCGGTAGCAGAGATATCCAGAGGTGGTTCTTTGCTCTTTTCGTAGGTACGTTGATAAATACCAGCTTTACCGTTATTTTCCAGCGTTCCACCTAACACTCTTTCACCCATCCCAGTCTTTAGGAAAGCGACTCTAGTAGGGTCAAGGAATCTGGTAGGAATGTTATTACCCGTGTTATCACCGTCTAGTTGGAAATGGTCATCAACCAACTCGATAGGTGGAAGGAATCTACGTCTGAGAAGGTCATTGACTTGTTCCATGCTGGGAGTTCCAGTCATGGTATAACCGACCGTCATCGAACTTACAACAGCTTCCTTAGTACTCTTACAACGTAGAACTAGTTGAAGTAGCTGCTCAGACATTGCAACAGCATCAGCACCAAAACCATTGCTGTACTTATAGACAGAGTGCATATCCACTAAGTCTTGAATAGGGTCAGCGGTAGTAAACTCAGTCCAACGTCTAGTATCGGTAAGAGCAGCAGGATAATGGTTTTTAACATTGGTCAATGCTGGCTTCCAATCTAAATTAATATTTAGACCAGTCCGACTATCGCTATATTGCATTGCACCTGTTTGGATGACCTGCCAAGCAAGATAGTCCAAGAGGTTCACATGACCTCGAACCAGCGATTGAATTGTACCAAAAATCAATTCAGCCAAGCTATTATCTTGACCAACTTGAATCTTGCCATCACCAACAGAGATATTTTGAACCGATACACCCTTAGCTTGGGCAAATTCCTTAACTTCCTTCATTCTCCATTGCAGGTCTTCATTCCACTCATGTCTCAGAGCAGCTTTGAACATGCGAGCTTGAACTTGGCGGAATTTACCTTTAGTGGTGCTAGGATATTCTTGACCAGTGCTTACCAAAGAAGCAATAGGGTCAATCTGCTCAGTGATATAAGCAAGCCAATCTCTACCTTCTTTAGTCTTCATTGGAACATACTTGTCCAATACACGACTACGTTCCTTCAACTGTTTCAGGGTATTATCTACCACTAAATCAGCGGTACGGGACTCACGTTGTCCCTTTAACCAACTTTCAATAAACATAGTATAAATATTTTCCTTATTATATAAATCTAAATAGCTCTATAGAAACGCTTGTCAATCCGTAGGTCAGAGAATCTACGTTTCAGTTGTAGGTCAATGTACGGAAGATTTTGCTCGTAGACACCATCAGCTTCACAAATAGGAGCTAGATGAGCCATTGGTTCTTCACTTAAATCTAAGTTATAAGGATAAATACCAAGATACTTATTAACCTTAACGCCGATGTTTGAACCAGCAGGGAGAGCATAAGCAGCATTAGCAGCTAGAGTGATAGCTCTTTCCCCAGCAGCATTGACACTACCGATAGATAGAATCGTACCGAGAGGTAGAACCATATCGCCCAAGTAACCAGCTTCAGTAGTATTAACCGTTGCAGTTGCAGCACCACTAGAACAGTAGGTATTGATGGTGTAGCTATCGTTAGCTCTAATAATCAAAGTACCAGTGCTAGCTTTTTGAGTGATGGTAACACCAGCAGCTAAGAGAGCAGCAGCATTATCAGTGACTTGACCAGCAGCAATAGCAGCAGCCGTATTACTACCAGAAGTGAATGAGTAGTTTACACCTGCAATTTCTAGGGTAAATACATCACCTGAAGCAATAGTTCCACCAAAGGTAACTTCAGCATAACCAGCAACGTTATACAAAACGTCACCGACTTTGAAGTGCATTGAAGGAGCAGTAACGGTAACAGTAGGTGAGTTAGTAGCTACAGCATTCTTAGATTTAGCTCTGGGGAGGAATCTAGTCGCACTACCAACACCTACGATGAATGAACCTTCTGGAACAGACTTTTTACCCAAAGCATCTGCTACGATATCAGCTTCAGTGATAGTAACACCGTAGGGTGTACGTACCATATTCTGACCGAACAGGATAGGCTTAGAGTTTACAAATTCTTTTACTCTTAAATACATTTATAGTTTCTCCTAGTTATTGAAAATCGCATCTAAGTCAGCTTTAACAGCACTATCTAAACCTGCACTGAATGAAGCAATAGCTACATCTTCAGCAGTCACAGAGTAGTCGTTAAATTCAACAAAATCGCTAGCATCAGTCAATAGACCCATTGCATATTTAGTTGCAAATAACATCGTGCCTACATCGACACCATTACTTTCAGCCATTTGGCAGAATCTAGAAATTCTAGAGCTATCGTCAGCGGCAAAGTTACCGATGAGTAATGCCTTATATGAAGGGGGCAATAAATTAGACGATACAGCTTGAGTAGCCATATTATCTAGTTGACGCAATTCAGCGGTAAGATAGTTTACTGCTTCAAAGTTAGCCCAGCGAGCTTGAATCTCTTGAGCTTGTTGGGCAGCAAACTGAGCTTGTTGAACTGCATACGCAGCATACTCAGCTTCAGGGGCGGTAGGTTCTTGTTCCATAGTTTCGTCTGGTTCCTCTTGATATCCAGGGTCTTGAGCTTCATCACTATCAATCATGTCAATCAGGTCTGCTCTATCGGCTTCATCAACACCGCTAGCAACATTCACGATGACTTCCTTATCTTCATCATCTGCATCGGGGAAAGCATCAATGATTCCACTCAACAGACCTTCATCTTCAATAATCGTGTCTCCTTGAATAACAGATACAACTTCTTCTTCAGAAAGACCTGTAGTTTCCATCAATGCAGAAATACCCGCATCATAGTCACCACCGTACTGTTCCTCTATTAAATCTAGGAGTAGTTCTCCGAATGCATTTGTTGGGTTTAAATCGTTCATAATTTTATTTAATCCTTAATATTGCTGAGGTTTTTGACCCATAGCGTTAGCAGCAACTAGACCTGCTCCACCAACACCCAATGCACCTAGACCCATAGCACCATAACCAATACCTTGACGGTTATTTTGCAGGAACTGATTAGCAGCACCTAAATTAGATTTAGTTTTTTTAAGTTTGGCTAATTTAGCAAGTTCTTCTGGAGTAGAAGCTGCTGTAGGTGTCATATTATCTAGAGCAGTCCCTAGTACGTTACTTCTACCCTGCAAATGGTTTTCTATTCCACCAGTGAGCTTAGTTCCCAGTGCTTCAGCACCTTCACCAACCCCTTGTTTTACTTGTGAGGCTGTACTTTTAATTCCGCCCCATGCATCTTTAGCAGCATCCCCTAGGGTATTCTGCCATCCGAAGTTTGCTTGATTAACTTGTTTGTAAATTTGATAATTAGAGTAAGCATTAAAGCTACTCAATCTATATCCTTTCTTCATACAATAAAAAATTCCTTAATATGTATTAATTACATACTAAGGAATCTAAATATTTGACTATATAAAAATACGATAAAAAACTGTATTTAACTAAAAATCATTAAATAGGAGAGGTAGAACGTCTATAGTAGGGCATACCCCTATAAATTCCAGTACCAATAGCCCCTAATAAAGAACCACCAATTGTACTTCCTACTACCTTGCCTGTCCTATCTAGAAATCCAATTTGCTTCCTAAATGTTTGACCTGTAGTAGGGTCAGTATAGGCTTCTCCCTGAACTGTAGCTCCTCTTAATGCCCCTAATCCAGCACCTATTTTTGTACCTAATGAGATATTGTAATTAGAGTATTTATAGTTACTGTTTAAGGTAGAATAATTCCCGCTAGAAAATTTTAATAATTTCATATCCTATTATCGTATTAATGTATTAAATGCTTGTGCGAATCTATTTCCACCTCTATTTTTCAATAGACCTTTGGGAGCTGTTAATGTGTTAACTCCTAGTAGAGCACCACCAACAGCAGCACCTCCAACCGCAGCACCAAGCCCAGCATTAAGAGCAGTATTTCCAACTCCATTAGTAGTATCTCCAGCAACTCTACCTACCTTAGATGGCATAGAATCATATAATTCTTGCTGTCTAATTCTGAGATAAGGGTCTTGAATAGATTGAAGATTAAGTAACCGTCTATCATCTTGATGTTGGTTATCAGTAAATGCTTTAGTAGCACCATATAATCCACCAATACCAGTACCAGCTAAAGCACCAATAGCTAATCCCCTATTAACATCGAATTGGAAGTCCGCCATATATGAGCCGTTAGAAAATGAAGGGGGATTTTCCTTGATAGTATCCCTTGCAGCTCTATAGACATTAGCTCCTTTATCGTATATTTTTCTAGCACCTCTACCAGCTTGAACAGTTCCTTTAGCTGCTCCAACTACTAATCCAGGAATAGGTTTTACTGTTGGAACTATCATAGGTTTAACTTTATCTATAAACTCTACAGCAGGTTCCACAAAGCGCTGAGTCATATCTTCAACTAAGGCTTCATTTTTTAATCTTGCTTGTTCTCGTCTTACAGTTCTATTTGTTTTTCTGATATAACGTCTATCATCTAATACCTTTTGGCTCTGTAGAAGATTATCTACATTCTGTTCTAAGGTAGCAGCATCACCTTTTACCTTAGCTACTGCATTCGGGATAGGTAATACATTAATACCCGTATCCTTAGCAACTACTCCAGCTACTTTATTCGCAGTAGGATTATGCGATAAGACTGAGGGTAATGCACCTAAACTACCCCCAACTCCAGCTCCTATAGCAGCATTTCCTAACACTCTAAAAGCTCTATCACTAGGGCTTAGTTCTTGATAAGGGTCTTGCTCTAGACCACCCTTAATGCCACCTAGAGTAGCACCAGCTAAAGCACCTGTAGCAGGATTAATTAAACCGAAATTAGAGTATTTTGGACTGTTAGAAAAACTAGATTTATACTCTTTGATAAATTTCATATTAAGTCATTCTTTTATTATTATTTATATTATCCCCTAAATCTAATAATCGTTTATTACTAGCGGAATATTGAGGATAAGGAGCATATCCAGGATAATTCAAATACCCTTGCTGAGCTGAATTAAGTCTAGATTCTTGTTTAGCTCTATTATTATTAGCTAACATACTAGCTCCTCCAAGTAGACCTAATCCCCCACCTAAAGCAGCTAATCCAACTAATCCCTTACCTCCCATTGTTGTAGGTATGTGGGGAGTAGCTTTAGGGATAACTGGAGATTGTCTAACAGATTTCACTTCTTTTAACAATCCAGATAACTCGTCTTGTTTAGAAACTATAGGATTGATAGGTTCAAACCTAGGAGCAGGAGCAGGTGTATCAACTACAGGAGTAGATTTAGATACATTTTCTACCGGGGGTTGGCTAACTACTTCTGGGGTAGGGTTAGATTCAGATTTAGGTTTTCTACCTCTTTTCTTTTTAGATGGATATTTATCGGTTTGTAACTTAAATAACTCGTCTGGAGAATTAGGAATACCTGAATCTGTAGGTGTTTGAGGCTTGGGGGCTGATGGTGGCTTAGGAGTAGGAGTAGGTAAATCTGGTTCAGTGATAGGAGGTGAATCAGTTTCAGGTGATATAGGTTTAGGATTAGATAATCTTTCAAGAAATCTACCTGCTGTAGTTTTTAATTTACCTAGATTTTCTCTCGCTAATTGAGGGTCATTTTGTGCTCTTTCACGTATAAATTCTTTGAGTTGTACACCTCTTAATCTAGCTGTAGTAGGTCTAGCTGTGGCATTTTGCTCTACACCGATATCGGATAATACCCTAGTAACTCTATCTACTGCTCTAGATGTACCAGTTTTAGCTCCTGATTCGGGTATTGCTGGATTATAGCTGACAGTCAAACCTCTTCCAGTATTATTAGTTAATGAATCAGGAAGAGAAGAACTATCAATGTAACTAGGGATTTTTGCGGTTATAGGATTTCCATTAGTAGCTTGTTGAATAGCAGACTGTACTTGTGGATTTTGTTTGAGTAAAGTTCTAGTTTTACTCATCTCATAAGTTTGGGGATTAGCACCTCTTCTCATAGAGTCTATAGAAGACATAGCATCCCTGACTTTTTGAGCCGATGCTATTCCCTCACCTCCCTGCAAGGAACGTAAGGCAGTCTTATATTTTGTATCACTTACTTTAGGTAAGTTACTATGTCCTCCTCTACGTTGCTGTTCATATCTATCAACAGCTCTTATTTGATTGAGAGTCAATCTATTATCTTTTAAGGTTCGTATAGACTCATCTAAGTTATTTCCAGGTTCATTTAATCTAAGAGCCAGTTTCCTTCCTCTTGATTTTCTACCCGCTCTTAATACTTCTTTTGGAGTATAAGTTACATCTCCATCAGTATATTGAGTCTTTAAGTCTTTAGATTGATTTACAAGTTTACCTACCCGTTCTTCATCCTCTCTAGGAACTCTAACAAAATTAGCAGTTAACCCATTCAAATAAGAAAAGGTAACATATGTAGTACTTTTTGTTAGTTTCATAGTTTATTTACGAGTCCTAATATATTTCTTAGCACATCCAAATGAAGCTACATTAGAATTACCTCTTCTATATATAGCAGGCTGTTGAGCTTGAGCATCAACCCCTTGAATTTGAGTTTGCTGCATTTGTTGAGCACCGTCAGCAGTTAATGTATTACTACCTAAACCAGTTTGGTCTGTAGGTAAGTTAGCTAGACCAAGTAAGTCTAGAACTCTTACACTGAAACCATTTAGTGTGGTATAGACGTATTGTTGAAGGGTAATCATATCTGAAATATCGATACTTTCAGAATTATAAATGTTATTTAGAAGTACCCATAAATTGCTGGTTAACTCATCATAGTCATCTTTCAATTCATCCAGACTTTGTTCGTCAGATTCTAATTCTTCCCAAGTAAAGGCATTAGAGTCATCTGGAATACCCATCTTAAATAACCCCATATTAGGAATAGCGGGAATAGGGACTAAAGATAGCTCAATCAATCTATGGTCTTTAGGGTCAAGATTAAGACCCATAGAGACAGAAGTTACAATGCCATTTCTAACTTTATCGATAGCCTCAGCAGCTTTAATAGTTACATTATCCACGAATAATCCTAATTTACCTAGAAGATGTGTAGCTTTAGGATTAGGAAGGTCAGTAATTTCAATCGGTTTAGTATATGCTCTAGCATCAATACCCAGGCTACCTACTGTATGTGCCACATCCTTCTTATGGTCAGTACAGACAGGAATTGTAGTACCAGCATCTAAAGCTTTATTTGTATAGTCAGCTATAGTAACTAATCTATCAGAGTCAAAGGTATGAGAAACATCTAGACTATCTCTGAATGTACCTTCATGAGCGACTAAGGCAGTTTTAATTAATGCCTCACTACCATCAATACCATCTTGAAAATTAGCAGAATTGAAATATCCTGTAGCGTCATTAAATTCAGTATATTTGGGGAAGTTTTTAGTTTTTGTAGCAGCCATAGCTTATAGGGAGATATAATGTATTAGAATTGAGATATACATAAAAATTCTTTTATACATTAAGTTTAACATTTCCTAATGTTATTAAATAGGGATACCCATCAAGAAACTTTCAAACGTAACCAAGGACTTCTTTTACGTAATGCTAGAAAATCAGCAAAACTCACTCAAAAAGAAGTAGCTTTCCAATTTGGGCTATCCCAAGATACTATTTCCAAATATGAAAGAGGGGAATATAGTGTAGACTCTTATCGTCTATTAGAGTTCTCCAAACTATATTCCAAACCAGTCACATTTTTCTTTATGTCAGAGAGACTCAAGTAATATCACTACTACTTAAAACATCAGTTAATATATTCTCAAAAATATCTCCTATTTCAGGAGGTATTTCTTTTTTGATATACTCCCTAGATGAAACTACATCATCTACAATAGAGGGTTTTCTAATTGGACTTGGTGAGGGTTTTGGTTGTGGTTGTCTCTGTCTAAGAAAATCATCTAACGTAGTTCCAACTTTAGTTAAGGTATCTTCCTCTTTGGGGATAGTAGTAACTATAGTTTTTAGAAATTCTTTATAGACATTACTTCTGGATAATAGATACCCAGCTCCTACCACTAACCCAACTCCTGCTGTAGCTAGTAAACCACTAGAGATAGTACTTTCAGTATCATCAAAGCTTAGCTCCTGGAAGAGGTTAGTGAGTTCCTCTTGACTATATGCATCACCAGCTTTAATAGGAACTGTCTGTAAGGCATTTAATCTATCTTCCCGTTCCTGTTTAGTCTCTGGCTCTACTGTATAGAAGCAGTTACAGTTAGGATGGAAAGGTATTACAAGTAGACTAGGATTCTTAAATGATGTTCTAGTCCTATTACTACCCAAATAAGTCAATACTCCTCTATCTGCCTGAATACCAAGAAATAATAACTCCCTTACAGTCATTATTGTCCCATCAACAGCAGAACAGAATTTACATACCTCATATCCTGGAACACTGCCCTGTAATTCCCAATCAGCATTTACTCTGAATTTTCTACCTAAGTCCTCTCTGCTAGAATATCCAGCTAACTTACCAAAATTATAGGCAATATTTAATTCTGTTCTTAGAATAGTTTTACTCTTAGACTTTAACTGGTCAGTACTTAATTCCTGAACATTTTCTTCTTGTAATACCCGTTTAATCCTAGCAGCAGCCAGCTCAGCGTTAGAAAAACTTTCCTTTATCTGCTTTGTACCTTCTACATTGGTAGTTAGGTAGTTATAAATATGTCCCTTAACTCCCTCATCATACTTGTCAGCATACTCCGAACTTAAGACTCTAATTCTATTGGAAATATAATTACCCCCAATAAAATCCTTCTGTAATACCTCAGCCTTCCTTCTATAATTGGCTATATCTTCAGCCGTTTCAAAGAATGTAATTCTCTCTTCGATATTTAATCTTCCTGGTATATAGCTTGGGTCAAGTTGTTTATCCTTAAATACCCCAGAAGCCTTTAATTTAGCTAGATTAGACCTTAATACCGTATCCCTACGTTTAGCCTGAGAAATACTCTTATCATCCTCACCAGGAGCAAAGGAAGCTATATCACTATCACCTAGCACATAGTTAGATATAGAAGCACCGAATAAAGAAGAGTACGCTAAATGTTTTCTACTTAAGGACTTAAATTCCTCTTCAAATAGCCCAGAATCATAGAGCAAATCTAAAATTTGATGTTTAATTCCTAATCTAAAGCTATTTTCCCATAGCTGGGTAAGCGCTCTATTGATTCTATTTGTAATTAATACCCTGACATCACTTGTAATGACCTTTAATTTTTCTAACAGGATTGATTTAGGCATCAAAGGTAATTGAGAGAATCCAGTATCATCTAGTTCTTTAATGAACTGGACTAGTTTTGAAGCTATGATTTGATATATTTGATTATCTAGGTTAGTATTCGATAGATATTTAGTTGCTATGGCTATGTCTTTCAGGTATTCCTGATTTTTATATAGACTGTATTCCTTAGAATGCCTACTTTTCTGCTTAGACATAGAATCTGATTAGTGTGTATAATATATTAAGATTATTTTAACCTAAAATCATATAAATATGCGTACAAAAGCGTTAGGGAGATATGGAACTCCAGACTATGTAGTAGCAATAATGCACCTAATTAATGAGGAATACCCAGATTCCTTACCTACAGAATTTCAAGTCAGTACTGTCTTACGCTACTTTTGGGCATATGTAGAAGCTCAATTAAAAGAAGATAAAGATGTAAGTGTCTTTGGAATAGGTAAGTTCAGCGTTAATATTAAAGGTAATAGACACGGCACTACACAATACTACCCAAAATTCAAATTTAGTCCACATTTTGTATTAAGAGTTAGGGATTATAAGGGAACTCTAACTCCATCAGAAGTAGAGCAGGTGAAAAAGAAAAAAGAATTTATGAGGAAAGTATGGGAGAACAGAAGAAAATATACGTTAGAAAATAGAGGTAAAGAAGTTACCAGTTTAGATGATATTTTCAAGGATTTGCATACTCCACAGTTGGAACAGTAAAATTACTTGAATTAAATCCTAGTCTTCTATATACAATAAACTCATCTAAATAACAATCAACTCCAGTAGTAAGTAAGTTCAAAGTCTGACCTATCCTTACTGGAGTACTATAATCTACATATTCCCACTCATCAACTATAGAACCAGTTAACATACCATTAACAAATAAATATAAAGTACCATCTTTTTTATTTACTTGGATATGATTAAATGACCCATAAAAGGTATTTATAAGGGTATAGGAAACTAAAGATAAGCTAGAAAATGTATTCCTTCCTACATAAAGCTTATCTCCCTCAATATATATAATTAAATCTGGCTGATTATAAATAATTAGCTGTTCAGTTATTGTTTTATTTAAGTTAATCCAGAAGGATACAGTAAAATCTTCTGTAATAAAAGCAAAATCTGTATCATTTTCTACCAAGATAGGAACTACTAGGCTATTAGATACTAAGGGATAAGATGAACTACCGAATTTCTTTATTGAAGAGTTTACATTTCCAGTTGTAATTAATGCTTTATTTCTAAGAGATGAGTCTGAGATAGTATTACAGTGCAGAAGTAATATGAATTTTGGGCTATCGTAATAGTCTCGTATAAGAGTGTTAATTTGAACTGCTTCAAGTTCGGTTATATTTCTATCTACCACTACAGCTAGAGGAATGTATCCCTTTACACCACTATCTGTGAATACTCTATCTTTGGCTATAGTATCTACGGTTAACTCAGCAGTGCTATTGATGACTATAGTATTTAGAATGAATGGGGTGAATGTATATGATGGTTCCCTTTCCTTAGAGTTTACATACGTAGAGGAATTTAGAATTTCACTTGCAGTAAGGTCAGCATCAAATAACCTACCTGACTCTCCAGAAGAGAAATCAGCACTACTACTTTGACCCAGTAAGAATGATTTTCCACTACCTAAGTCTTTTTTGATATAGGCAATAACAAAAGACTTACCTGATACAGGATTTTCTAACGTGAGATAGGAGCTTCCATCTACATCAAAATCGGCAGTATAGTTTCCATCTAATTGATACAAGCTATCTATTAAGACATTAGTACCCGTTAGAAAATTACCAGATTCTCTATAGTCATCCCATTCACTAATGTTCTGGTCATCTAAAGTAATTGAATCTAGTTCGGCTATTAAGAATAACTTAATATTAGATGTACCAATAACATCCTTTAAGGTTCTATATAAAGTATTAGTTTTTAGAGTTATATCCACATTAAACTGTATTGTGGTAGTCAATGGGATAGTATTCGATACTTCTATGGTAAAGGATACTACTTCATCTCTTACTGCTGTGAATGAAAGAATACCACTAGATATAGTAGCAGAGTAATTATTCTCTGTAATTAGATAACTTAAAGATAAGTTTTGTAAATCTACTATTTTAGTTTTAAGGTCTACAGTAACATTAGCTTGAGTTCTATATTCAGTATCAGCGTTTACAATGACAGGGTTTAGAGTACTTAAGTATCTAGGAGATAGTGAAGTAATAACAGACTTAAACTCAGTTGAAGTTAACTGCTCATTCCAGCTACAGAAAAATAATAGTTTACCTCTAAGACCAGTAAATCCATTAAATACTATAGGTACATTTTCAGGTTGAGTTGCAGTTATAAAAACTAAAGTATTTAATTTATTTTTGTAGCTTAAGGTATTTACTGATACGGTCTGTACAGTAGTTATAAGCTTAGTAATATCTGTTTGACCATGAATTTGATTGGTATTAGAGATAGTCCATAGTTCTCCATTACCCTTGATATCAGGGAATGTATTTAACATAGGTCTAACACCAAAGTTCTCTTGAATATAGACCCAAAGAAAAGACTTACCTGTAATATAGCTACTACTAAGTATAGAGGAATTTCCAGTAAATCTAACTGAATTAGAGTTATTTACTAATGAGTCATTTCTAACTAAGGTTGGTTCCACTGATGGGGTAGAAGTCAATAAAGGAACTGAGTTATTAGTTACAGAGGAGTTACTTACTCGTCTACAGTCTTCCCAATAGGAGATAATATTCTGGCTATCAACATATATACCTGTAAATTCAGCATCTGAGCTATTTTGGTAGGTACTTAAGGCCAGAGATATACTAGAAGATTTAGGAAAGGAGTCTACAATGTCATCATTACGACATAATTCCAAATCTAATTCAAATACTTTTTCTAATCCAGCAGAATTTATTACCTTGAACGTAAGCTTACCGTTATAGGGAACTGTAACAAGTCCAGATAAAACTGACCCTGTAATTGAGAGATTAACATCTATAGGGGAAATTAAAGAGTATTCAGTAATGTCAAACCATTCATCTAGGACAACAGTACTCAGGTCAAACGAAAAGTAGTTACCAAGTATAGTTTTAAGCTTAGGAGTGGATGTTAGTACTGCTCCTGTATAGTTTACATAGGTAGTACCTAATGCTGTCTCTATGGCCTTTAACTCATCATCAGGGAGGATATCTGAAAAGGTTAATATAGCGGCTATTTTACCTTTAACTGAGTTTTGTAAATATCTAGGATTTAGTCCTCCAATTATCCCCTGTTGTCCTCCGAATCCAGAAATAGTCTGTATCTGTCCATTTCCACCAAAATCAGTTATTGTCAGCACTCTAGCTCTATTTAGGGGAACATAGGTATTTGATGATACGTCTCTACCATTAATTCTAGACCTAGAGTTATAGGTTCTATTATTATCTAATGCTTCATTACCCCAAAGAGTGCCATTAGTTCCTGGTGGAAAAGCATCATAATATCTAGTTTCACTTTCACTAGAATTCTGAGTTTGTCTAGGAGCATAGATAAGGTAACTACCTGAAACTCTAGTTAAGTAAACAATAATTATAGTCTTAGCTTGAATAGGAAATTTAAGTTTTAGTTGATTAAACGAGTCATCAGAAAAATCTATAGAGGGTTGATAGTTAAATTGACTATCATTAATGGTTAGTGTTGGCTCATTATTTTGAGAACTATATAGATAATTACCGTCTTCCAAGGTATTCACCCATGTCACCACCTTACTATTGGTGAGTGATGTACCTATTAGGGAGGTTTCTATATAGTCTGGACTAGCAAGCCATAGTCCAGTTAACTTATCCTTATTTTCTATAACTTTCCAAACTTGAGAAGTAATTGATTTCCCGGTAGAAAATGTATGGTTATAGGAAGCTAATAGTTTCATTAAATTTGATTAACAGTTAGTCCTGTGTAAAGTAATAGTAGATTATTTACATATGACTTATTATATGTAAAGTTGGTAGCTTCCCACTCCACTAAAAATTTATTCCACTGAGGAGTTTTATTTCTAAAATTTCTTATCTTAGTTACTTCATCTCCAGATAACGTATCAGATACGAAAGTAGATGGAGTAAGTTCAGGTGCTGTTGGAAATCTAACCTCAGATGGATATCTACTAATATTAGTACAATCTCTCAATAATTGTCTATATAGGACATACTTATGTTTAATATCAGTAGGCATATCGGAGGAAGTAATCCAGTCAGTATTTTCTAACAGTTTATTTCTATTAGCTCTTACCTCTTCCCATCCTAAATTAATCTTAGATTCATCTAAATACTCTATGGCATCAACATACCATTTACCTGATTGCTCATATACAGAATCATTTCTCCAACTACAATAAGGTTTTAGACTCCCTTCACAATCTAAATACTGTTTATTTACCTCTACAGGAAAATAATTAAATCCTGCTAATACTGCATCTGGAAAACTTTCAGGGAAAATGATATTTGGATTATTACGTCTAATATGAGATTTTATTTCAGATTTTAATAGTACAATCTTTTCAAGACTATCTATAAATACATAAAATTCCAATTCCATTATTCCTCTATTTTCAATAAATTATTAGATTTTTGAAGGCAAGTAATCTTGACTCCATCTATATCACTATATAACATAAAGCTTAACATTGTATTAACTCCTGTCAGTATAGGAGGTTGTCCATTTTCAAACCTTATATTGGAATTTAATTTAAGATATCCCTTTAAGTTTATTAAAGATACTTGAATATATTTTATTGTGTTTAATTCAATGTTATGGGAAATATCTAAATTAAGTTCAATAACATCATCTGAACAATTCAGGATAAAACAAGAGGCAGTAGAGATATCTAGAGATACCGATTCAATCGTATGAGTTAGGGAAAGGATATGTTCCTTATACCCTAAATTATAAATAGAGTTTTGATTGGAATCCAAGTTAGAGGAAAGAGTGGGATTTTTATCTATTTCTATCTCTAGCCCATAGAGTTGAACTTTATATCCCTGAAGATTAGATGGTGGAGGGTCAGATACTACTTTCAGTACTAAGTAAACAAACTCAGGATAGTTAATGATGTAGTTAGGTAATATGGTATATACATCAGAGAAGGTAGTAATTTTGGTAGCTTCTGGCAATAATCTCCAATTACCATAAGTAGGAGTAGCATAGAAATCTTTATCAGTATCCTGTATAGGAAAGGGACTATAAACAAATGTGAGTGAGTAGTTATCTAGGTCTGATGTTAGGGGAACTGTGAGAACATCAGATAAACCCATTAAATTAAATTCAGGTTTCGGTTTATTGATGATATGTCCACTACCATCAACCCCTAAATAATTTTCTATCGTTAAGTTTGAATCTAGTTCAACTCCTCCAAGTCCAGCTAAGGAAAAGATAGGTAAGATAGTCGTTAGAGTTACCTGACTATCTTTAGATTGTAATTTTAGAATTGAGTTTTGATATAAAGTATCTACACTAAATTCAGGTGTGTCAATTAAGTTAAAGATACCTGGATTAATTCTAATTAATTGACCATTAATATTTTTAGTAAAGAGCATACCAGCAGGCAAAGTAGCAGCTAGTTCCCCTATAGAAAAAGTATCTGAAGTAGAAGGTAAATCGTTTGAATGTTTAAGTAGCATTATTAGATTATACAAAAAACACATAGAGATAACTATGTGTTAGCTAAATGGGTATCAGTATATCAGGTATATTCTCTAGCGAGTTGGGAGAGCTTATTCAGCTTACTAGTAGCCTTTTTTCTAACAGCAGAACTGGAGTTAACTAAATCACCACTAGCAGCTAAAGCGGATTTACCTGCCTGAATACCTTTTTTTAATCTACCTATTTTTGGTGGCATGAATCCAAATTCAGCCATATATGAGAATTTAGACATATTTACTGCTAGTTTATTATCTTTATAGAGTCTATCGTAAACAGAAGCTCTGCCAGAATTGTATCCAATTCCAGCACCTAAAGCAGCTCCCCCTACACCTAACCCTAAACCAGTAAGAGCTAACGGTAATGCATGTTTCTTTAATTGAGATTGTACAACCGAAGATACTACTTTATTAGGGTCAGGAATAGAGAGAAGTTTCATTATCTACGATATTGATTAAATAGTGAGAGGTTTTCGGGGTTAGATGTAAATGAGGCAATGGAATGAACTCTATGAGCATAGTCAGTAGATTGTCTATTAGCCAAAGCAGCACCACCAACACCTAGACCCACAGCACCTAAAGCAGCACCACCAGCTACTAGAGGATTACGTCTCGCATAACCCATAGCTTGCTGTAATCTACCAGGTTGAGCAGCTTGAGCCATTTCAGGAGCAGCTTGAGCAGCAGCAGCAGCATCTCTAGCCATTTTACTAGCTCTCAAACGTCTAGCTACACCTACACCAGCAGTACCAGCACCAGCACCCGCTGCACCTACAGTAACTTGAGCAGCAGTAGGCATACCCCGAAAGGCTTGAGCTGCATCACCTACTTGACTACCCACTCTACCCAATTGTTCGGTAGCCTGTTGAGCATAAGGACTCAGTTGTTGTTGAAGTCCAGCAACCTTGCCTGAAATAGCTCCACCCAAACCAGACATAGCATCACCAGCTTGTTGAGCATAAGGAGCAAGATGCTGTTGCAAATCAGCAGCTCTACCCGAAATAGCTCCACCCAAACCCGATAAATCAGGAGCCTGACTTGCCAGATGTCTAGCAGCATCCATACCCTGATTCAGATAGCCAGCTCCATTATCTCTCAATGCACTAAGGGTAGTACCACCAGCTTGCCTCATAGCTTCCCAATCAACCCCATTCAACCCATGCATGAGTTGAGTAGGGTCAAGCATAAAGGTTGCACTTTGTTGACGTGAATTAAATCTCGATTGTCTTGTTCTTTGATACATAATTCGTATGTTATTTTTCTAGCTAGAAAATTTAGTTTAATATACTTATTTCTTATTCAAATTATATTATATTTTCGAGAGTCTTATCTTTAACCTAAAAATCTGGCATGACTTGACCTAGTTCACCTACAAATTTCACATAATGTCTACTCACCATTTCAGTAGATTTATGTCCAGCTATCTTACTAGCAGCAATTAAACCGTGCTCCATCGCTATCTGACTTAATGCGCTATGTCTGGTCTGATAAGGATTCCGATACTCTAAACCCAATCCAGCTAAGACCTTCTCCCATACCTCTCTAAAGGCTCTGTAATCCAACACAGAGCCACCTCTAGCCCCTTTGAATACTAAGTCATCCTTACTATAATTCAAAGGTCTATGAGCCTCTAATACCCCTCTGAGAGTTTTATTCATGGGTAGATATCTGATATCCCCAGTTTTAGTATCTTTAATAATTCGTTTAGTAGTTGTTGGGGATTTAGCTAAGTTACGAGAACTAGCTTGAGATATTTCAATTACATTATTTTGAAAATCAATATGCTTCCACTGTAAAGCCGTAGCTTCCCCCGGTCTAACAGCAGTTAGAAAAAGGAACTTAAGGAATGGGGCATAGTAGCTATGTTTAACTGGAGAGAATTCTGAACAGTAAGTGTTTTCACTAAAAGCAGTGATTACCAGTTTAATTTCCTCTCTATTTAGAGGATTAACATTAGCCCTATCTGTTTTTCTAGCGCGTAATTTACTCCAAGGATTTTTACCCTTTATTAAGTCTTCCTCTAATCCCCACTTAATACAGGAATTGATTGCCCTTCTCCTAATATTCCAAGTAGAAGCAGAGAGAGTAGACTCTTTGTACCAATCCACCTCATTCCAGATAGGATTAACCTTCTTTATCATCTGCCTGATGCAGTGATAGTGATTATTCCTAGTGGCATCGGGTAAATCAAGTTCCTCTACCCATTTATCCCAGACATAGAGCAGTTTAATATCGGTTAATTTTTCTAGCAGAGAAATTTTCCGAATCTCTTGGTACTGGATTGCCTTATCGAGCAATTTGAAACCCACTTTATAGGAAGCAAGACTGATATCAAATTCTCCTCTTTCCCAATCGTTAGTCATTCGGGATTGTATCTGTCTAGCTACCTCTTCATCACTAGTGCCAAGATACATAACTTTACGTTTACCTTCCAAGACAAAGCTAACTCTATATGCATTTTTATCTATGGATAAGGTGAACTTCATAGGTATTCCTCTATGTCTAGTTAAAGTGAAGTCGGTACGAGTAGTAGTTATCCGTCTAAATTTCTACAGATTTTCTACAAACAGCGATTGTCGAGCTAAAACTTGGGTAAGTTTATGAAGTTATGTAAGGACAATCAGGTAATTTTCTATTTGAATACCTTATATAGAAGGGAAGAGACTTGAACTGTTAGGTGTTTTGGTGCTACAGTTTAAGGGTGGTTTTGGGAAAAGGAGGATTGAAGGGGATATAAGTTTTACTTTTGGGCGGATGGCGGAATTGGTAGACGCACCACACTCAAAATGTCAAAAACCTATTCCCTAATACACTATACATAACATTCTCGAAAATGACCTGGCTAAAATTCTAAATCGTTGATTTACCTCAATATCTCCAAAATTCACCGGAATATTGACCACGTTAGAAAATGTTAACTACACATTAATTTAGATAAAATGCTAATAACAAATTTGCAGGAAAATCAGGTCTTTGTATTCGGCTCAAATACCCAAGGAAGACACGGAAAAGGAGCTGCTAAACAAGCCTATGGAAACTATCCCCCTATTAATGGGACAGTAGGTAAGTGGGCTATCTATGGAACATCTAAAGGTCTAATGAAAGGATGTGAGGGTTATAGCTATGCAGTCATCACTAAAGAACTAAGACGAGATAAATTCCCCGTAACTTTAGACCATATCGAAACTCAAATAAATGAGCTAAATTATTGTGCTAAATACGAATGTCCAGAACTAGAATTCTTAGTAACTCCGTTCGGTACTGGATTAGCTATGTTTACAACTGAAGTTATTGGTAAATTATGGGAACAAAGTGAATTAGCAGATAACATTATTCTTCCTGAATGTTGGTCAGCATATAATGAAAATAAAGAACTAATTTCCTAAAAATATATGTATAAAATCTCAGCTAAAGGTCTACAGCTAATTAAAGAATTTGAAGGATGTGAACTCACAGCCTATCAAGATGTTGTCGGTATTTGGACTATCGGTGTAGGTCATGTTGATGACACTATTCATGAAGGAATGACTATTACTCAGGAACAAGCTGATGAGTTACTGAGGAAGGACTTAAATCGCTTTGAAACTGCTATTAATGGCTTGGTAACTGTTCCTATCACTCAAGGTATTTATGACGCTCTATGTAGCTTTACCTTCAATGTGGGGGAAGGAGCTTTAGCAGATAGTACGTTGCTAAGACTATTGAATAAGAGAAACTATTCAGATTCCTTAAATCAACTTTTACGATGGGATAAAGCTGGTGGAGAATCTATACCAGGATTGACTAGACGTAGAAAAGCTGAACAGCAATTAGGATACTCCCAACCATTCCCAGTGTAATCTAAAAATAAATTTAGATTAATACTTGACATTAAATCTCTAATCTTATATAAAGGAAGGACAGGTAACGGAAATCGCTATGAAAGTAAGTATCGATAATCAACACTATAGTCTTGTACAGTTCAATGAAGCTTTTTATGAATTACTAAAATCTCCTCCATTTAATGTAAGATTGGAATCTCTAAAGCGTAAAGCTCCTTTTGAAGAATTTACAACTAATGTATTTGTTATTGATTTAGATTCCTTAGAAGATTTAACTAAATTAGTATTTATATTTTCTAACTTGGAAGATGATTTTCAATTAATTGTAGAACCTTCTGAATTTGAATATATAGATTTACATCTTGCAATTTTAGATAGTTATAGGTTGTAACATGGTAATTCGTAATCAATTCACTCCTGACTATGCATCTCCTCCTGGTGAAACCATTATGGATTTACTAGAGGAAACTGGAGGAGATACTATAGACTGGCTAGCATCTGCTCTTAACTTACCTCTACCTGTAATTAATGCTTTAGTAGAGGGAGAGTTAATAATTGATGAAGACTTAGCAGAAAAACTTAGTACTCTTTTTGATGTATCTGCTGATTTCTGGATAAGACGAGAACTTAATTATCGTCAATCTCCCTATGCTAAGGAAGGAATAACCTTAGAGACATATCTAAACCCCCCAAATCTACCTAAAGATAAAATTAGGATGGAGGATACTACATTTGGATTTATTTTTGGAGCAGTTGAAGTAGCTAGAGTATTTTCTTTAGATAAAGGTCAAGTAGTATTAACCTTGACTACAGCTAAAGGTATCTGGCAAGTATATGTAACTAAAACCGGAAAGTTACGTATATTCGATAATCAAAATAAAGAATTGACCTAAAACTTTACAAAACTACACATTAAGGAGAGAGTTCGATGACGGTTACTAAATTCCGAGTGCCTAAACTTCCAGAATGTAATCTAGGTAAATGGCCTATGTTTCTAGCTAGCGGAAAATCAGTAACTCTAGAACAAGCCTATGAGATAATCCTACGGACTACTAATTTTAACTATCTAGATAATAATCCTGGTAGTTATATGAAATCTAATAACGTATTGAAAAGTCTAGGATTACCTGAGATTGACTGTCACGGTCGTATTGATGACTGGGTTGTACTACAGGACTTCTATACGTCTATTGGCTCTATTGAACCATCTATAGAGTATCTACTTAACCACCAATTTTATACCTCTTATATTGGAGGAAGACATGGATGGATTGATTGGAGTGGATATTACCATTCCAATGATATTTCTGTAGGTAAATACCCTGATTTAAGGTCTTTATGGATTGAATGTAAGACTATAGCTACAGCATTTCCATTTTTAGATTGCACATTTCAATTCATTTCAGAGCGTAATGGATTTGAAGATGAATCTGGAACTCTTATCAAAGAGCCTATCGCTCAATATAGACTATTGAATGGTAAGGTAACGTTCAGACTAGTTGATACTACTATCATCAACCCTAAATCAGAGTCTGAAAGAATGATGGATACAGTAAATAATATGGCAAGTTTATACGCTATTCCTACTACCAATGACTCTGTACCTTGGGATTGGTATTTACTGGATAAGGTAGTAGCTGACCTAAAAGGGAGAACTAAGTAGAATGGAACATTTCTTAGAATTAAAAGGTAAGACAATTGCAGATGTATTATACCAGGAAAATGATGTTGGAGATAAGTATTTAACTCTTATCTTCACTGATGGGACTACTTACTCCATATGTCCTTACATAAATGGCAGTAACATTGATAATTGTTGGGTATCTCTAGAACTACAAAAAGGTTAAGCTAATGTCATTTTCTATCTATTGGTACATCTCTCCCATAGAATTCACTAAAGCAGACAGAGCTTTTACAGATAGTATCATATGGCAGGTTGCCTATGAACTAGAGGTTATTAGAGAATCTACTGAGGCTAACTATGTCTTTGGATGGGTTAAACCTAGAGGAGATTTGCGGTACATAGAGTTTCTCTTCAATCAGTTAGACTTCTTTAGTTATTCCCTAGTACATATCAGTTGCGATAATTGTCCTAGCATACCTGACTATAAAGAGGTAATTAAACTGTTAGAAATTTACCCAATTTTGAAGTCCAAATTCCGATTTGATATATAAGGAGAACTACTTATGGGTATGCATTACTATGGCCTAACTAAGTTAATTCAGAAATGTGGGGAGCTAATACAAGTATCCGCAATAAAGCAAGCCTATTTCGACGTAGATACACATCCTGATGGGAGTTCTATAAAGAATAGACTACAAGAGCAGATTGGTGATGTATTAGCTGCTATTGACTTTGTAGTTTTTATGCTTAATCTAGATTTAAGGACTATATCTGAAAGACATATATCAAAACTGGAGACATTTCATAGGTGGAATAGTGAGATAACTACAGAAAATCTCCTAGAGGATGAAGATTAAATAGGTGACATTAGCCTTTAAGTCTGTTAGTTTTAATACATCGTTATTTGACTTTCAGCATGGCTGTCTTTTCTAATGGTCGGAATAAGGTAATTGAAGAATTATCCGAACTAATTCAGGTGTCATCTAAACTTATCGAGAGTTGCAACAAAGTAGAAATATTATCGGAGAACTTAGAGGAGGAAATAGCTGATGTCATAGCCTCTTGTAGACTAATAATACAAACCCATTCTCTAGATGCAGA